CCTATGGAGCTGGAACAATACGCAGCCGGCTACGCTTATAATGAAGAAATGGGTTACAAGAAGGAGTGGTAAGAATGACTGTTGCAACTACGTACGATGAACGTATAGCTCTAATCAAACGGATAGCTGAGCGTCGTAAGAAAATGGAAAAAATCAAGCTTGGGTCTAGGAAAGCTAGAAAAGTAATGTTGGAGGCTCGTAAAAATCGTAAGGATCCGTTGGAATACCTTAACGTTAAAGAAGGTGAAAATCCAAACCATTGGACTGATGGGTCTAAATACGCCAAAGAATACTATGGTGAAACGTTGTTTGAAACAACAAGGTATGATAACGAATGGGATTGAGTCTTATGACTCTTTTCCTCATACGTCCGTGCGGAGGGCAGGCCACCTGAAAACACGATCTCTGGTGAATATATTCGCCCGTGAAATATCGGTGACGTGAAACCCAGAGATGTTAGTTTCAATCAAACTAGAGCGGCAACGTCAATAAGACCGTGCGGGGAGATTGGAGATACTAGCTGGGCGTATGAGGAAAGGAGTTTAGAAATGACTTGGACAGTTACAACACAATTCAGCACTATGTGCCAAGCAGTCGAGAGTGAATTGCCTGAGTGGTGTGCTGTTGTCTGCGAGACTGAAAAAGAAGCCAGGGAATGGTTTCAAGTTCATGTCAGGGGAAGGCATAGCAAAGCTAGAGTTGTTACCTTGACAAAAGAAAAAGAAGTAGTGGAGACTAGGTTTTTATGAGGATTGCGGATGAAGTGTTACGGTAGCACGTCGGTCTCCAAAACCGAAAGACAGGGTTCAATTCCCTGCATCTGCGCCAATTTTCGCGAAACGGTAGCGGGGACCGTCTGCATGCCCGACAAAACATGAGGAAAAGAATGATGGACAAATATTTGGACAAATATTATACAGACGAAGAATTAGACGAAATGTTAGAGCACTATGAGAGCCTGATGAATAATAGACCGGAACGGGTTTATTGCCACGCAGAGTATTATGGGCAACGCGAATTTGAATGGACGAAGGGTACTTGGCATATCTACTCTAATCTTTATAATTCTAACACTGTTGAATACGTCCGCGCTGACCTCTTTGAAGAATTGGAAGAGAAGCTGGAGAAGGTGAAAGAGAGCTTAAAAGAAATACTGTCGACCTCGGATAGACAATTAGAACATATGTCTGCTCAAGGTGTTCTAAAAGTATATGTAAAAGACATAATCAGAGAACTAACTGAGGAAGAATGATGAGTAAGTTTACAAAAGAACAGTTGATATTTTTACAGGAAGTCATCGAATTAGGTAAGGACGAAGAGGGGCTTCCATATATTTCAAATGTCAGAGGTAATGTCGGCGGTGATGTCTTTGGCAAGATCGGCGGTAGTGTCTTTGGCAAGATCGGCGGTAGTGTCTGGGATAATATCGAAGGTAATGTCGGCGGTGATATCGAAGGTAATGTCTGGGGTGATGTCTGCGGTTATGTCAGCGGTACTGTCCATGCTCGAGTGTTAGGGGCACCGTCTTTGGCAAGATCGGGCCGGAACTCTAAGGTGAAACAGGAGAAGAATGATGCGGGACTATGAAAATCTAAAACGTGAGGTGAGGGCCAGAGTACGGCGTGAAATTTACACACACATTATAATTATACTGCTAGTTCTCGGTCCTCTGATATTTTTAGGTTATTTTGATGTCTAAAGGAGAAGAATGATGAGCGACTATAAACCTGACAACTGGGTCATTATCAAAATCAAAGGAGATAATCCACATTATCGTGTTCTTGCTGGTTGGTCAGGTGGTTATACAACTGGCAGTTCTTGGAAAATGAATAGTGGTATTATAAAGGTAAATGAAACTGACGATTACTACTATTTCAAAGGCTCTAGCGGTTCTGATTATCGGTGTAATAAAGAGTCCTATATGCTGAGAATGAACAATGCGCACATTTGGACACAACTGCAAGAACTGCATGGTGATAAAGTAGAGTTGATGCCAGAAGATACTGACTGGATGAATATGGATTGGATTATAAAATGAAAGTCTATGTCAAAACATCGAGCTTTGAATCCTCAGACTTCAACCCCTATGGAAGATTTGTTCACTATACTATAACTGACAACGACCTTTACTTCGCAAATAGGCTTACACAGTGGATGATTGATAAAAGTGGCATTGATGCACAAGTTGGGTATTTACATTTCAGCTCAACTAGCTTACATTGCTTTGAGAATGATCGCTGGGCACTTGGCCAGCTAATAGGAGAATAATATGTCGAAAATGAACCCAGCTCTTCGAAAATCCGGTAATAATGAAATTTATACCCCAGAGTGGTGCGCAAAGGATATGATCAATTATTTCAATCCCTCTGGCAAGATTTTAGAACCATGTAGGGGCGGTGGGGTTTTTACCGATCTTCTCCCTACTGCTGATTGGTGTGAAATTAACGAAGGTAAAGATTTTTTTGATTATGAGAACAACGTAGACTGGATTATTAGTAACCCGCCATATTCATTAATCCGATTATTCGTTTTACATTCTTTTAAAATCAGTGATAATATAGTATACCTGATCCCCACCTGGAAGGCTTTTAATGCCTACGGTTTGGTGAAAGAAACTAATAGATATGGTGGAATTAAAGAAATGCGCCATTATGGCACTGGATCTAAATTAGGGTTTCCAATGGGTAACGGTATCAGTGCTATATACTGGAAACGAAATTATTCCGGCCCGACATATACGTCATTTTACGAGGAAGAATGATATGTCATGCTGGACCGTTTGACAGCACCCATGAGGCTGTTGAGTGGGCACTTGATGCTGGATATGAAGGGTTCGAAATATTGGAGAATGAATAATGACAAGATTATTAAAGAATATAGAAGCAAAGATGACTAATAGGAGAGATTATATTCCTAGTCCTTTAGAGTATATACGTTTTGATGATGAACCTATCGAGGTGTTTAGCGACATTGGTAGAGAATTAAGAGTTGAAATGCGAATAGGTAGTTCTCAAATTATTCCTGAAAAGTATATTAATACTGCTACTGGTGATATGATGATTGAAGAGAGTAAGGAAATAATTGGTCGTGCTATTAGTGAACATGTGTATGGTGAGTTAAGAGAAAGATTATATGAACTTTCTATTGAGTTACGAAGAAGTGGTTCTTATAATAAAAGACCAAATGAGATAGTTGAAGAATTAATTGAGATGATAACTTATAGAAGGAATTAAAAAATGAAATATCAAATCGATGACGATAAGGAGAAGAATGATGAATAAAGAAATACGTAATAGGATTCGTCTTTCGGTAGCAGCTTATGCTTATGAGTTTAAAGACGATCCTATCATGTCTGATGATGAGTTTGACACCTTATCAAAGTCGATTGATACCTCAGTATCAACCGGCCACAAAAAACTAGATAAGTTCTTCAGAGAACATTTTGAACCGGATACTGGTATGTGGATCAGAAAACATCCTGATCTGCATGGTATTCAATACATCTATGAGAGAGTATGGAAAAATGTCTAAGGGTTCTAAAGTATGGAAGTCTGAAACAATAAAAACACGTAAGCACTGGGCGGTGGGTACTGTTTGGAACGTAAGATCATCCAACGGAAAAGATGTATATGACATTGAGATGCTGGACAGTGGATTCACTTGTGACTGTCCAGCGTTTCGTAAATGTAAGCATATAAAACAAGTGGAGGCAAATTTTTAAAAAACTGTTTACTTATTACTCATTTTATGATAGAATAATGACTAATAATAAAGTGAAAAGGTTTTGATATGACTATGCATCTTGTACGTGGTATGTCTACCACAAGCACTAAGAAAAGAAAAATGAACAGGAAACCAGGCTGGAAAGCGGCAGTTTCTGAGCATGAAGAATTTCTAAAAAGAATGGGTGTCAAAGGTAAATCTAATTACAGGTCAGAACTTCCAGATCTTTCAACTGGTCCAAGAGTAACAAGTGATAAGATCCCAGGAAACGGTTGCAGAAAACAATCAAATAAATACTCAGGTGAAGAGATTATGGGTATCGTAACAACCCATAAATCTAACATTATGCCAGTATCTAACAAAAGAGATGCAGTAGCAGCATCACAAATGAGGAGATGATGTTTTCAGTAGAAACCGAGTTTGATTATACTATTATTACAATATTAGATAATAAAAATAAGTATGAGGATGTTCAGTACATATTGAGCGATGATAAAGTCTATATTAGACAGTTTAATGAAGAACATGACGCTTTTGAAGTTATCGAAATGTCAGCTGCGATGTTCAATGAGATGGGATTAGCCATGAAAAAAACTGATGGTGTATACCTTACGGAGTATGTAAATAAATGACTGGAATGTTTTATGATTTGGAGGACTACAGAGAAATGAAGATTGTTGATACAGCTATAATTCCTTTTAAAAGAGAAGAAGTAATAGCATTACTGGAAAAATATACAGCCTTAGTTAAATTCAAAAAAGTTAACGGGGATATGAGAGAAATGAATTGTACCCTTATCAAGGATATAATTCCTCCGGCTACTAAAACCGATGAGCTTTCCCAAAAGAAAATTAGAAACTTAAATGAAGAAGTTCTTGCGGTATGGGATATCGAAAAGGAAGGTTGGCGTTCATTTAGAATAGAAAATGTTGTTTCTATTGAGTATCAAATGGAAGAAATATTATAAATAGCATTAAAGGAGTTTTCATGCTAGGTATTGATCCATTCATTATATCAATGATAGCTTTTGCGGTTACTTTCTACTGCGCTTATGAGATCGGTAGAGGTGAAAGAAAAAAAGATATAGAGGACGCCATAGAAAATACTATCCTCTACATGGTTCATAATAACTTTGTAAAATTTACTAGAGACGAAGACGGAGAAATCGAGATACATTCGATAGATGACGTCACGGTAACAAAATTATCACAGTTAGAAAAATAATTCATGAAAAGTAAAATAACTGTTTACATTGCCTTCAATGTATGGTAGATTAGTATCAAATGTTGAAGGAGAACACTATGCAGTATTTTTTGGTAACAGCTTCAAACGCGAAAGGTGATTCAGTATCTTTGAAGTTTGAATTGAGTCAAGCAGCTCACGTCATGCATAAAAAATTATGGAATGAACTTGATGATAACGGTGATCTTAAGTGGGGTACAGTTCGTACTACTGTATTAGAGGAGGCAGCGTAATGACTTTTAATCAAGTATTATTTGCATTATGGCTAGGGTTAGGAATGATTCTGATTGATGTCTACTTTATCCCAGGAGGTATGTACTGATGGCTAAGAAAGCAAAGAAAGTTTATTCACGCAGAACAAATACTGGTATTGCCGCTGCTCCTACTTCAAGCTTTACTCACTTCAATGATTACATCCGTCTTGAAGTTGATAAGAAAGAAATTGCTTCAACCATTAAAGCTTTCATTAAAGCAAACTTTTCAAGACAAGACTATCGCAACGCACAGGCTGCGCCGGACTGGTCTTTCACCGCAACTCTTGCATCCACGATAGCATGGAAAGCACTAGATAAAGTATTCCCCAGCAATTGGGATTCAGCACGAGTCATTCAAGAAAAATGTGCTGAGATTATCGAACGTGGTATCCAAAAGCAGGATAAGAAAGAAGAAAACACTGATACGAATAAAAGAACGATAGCTGATATCGTTAAGGAACGTACTTCTGATTTTATTGGCATGATCGAAGAATTCGTTGATGCTAATGAAGAAGTATCTGTATATGATGAACTGAAGAAGATTGATGCTCCTAACAACACTGCTAAAGCAGTGTATGACTACTATCTTCCTCAGCGTGATGAGATCAAGGAACTTGTAGAGAAGAAAACTTCTGACCTAGTTGAGGCATATAACCATATGTCCAGACCAGAACAGAAAGCTTATCTAAAATACCTTGATAATATATTAACTGATGCTGAACGCTACATGGCCTCAAAGAAAGCACAACGTAAGTCTCGTGCTCCAAAGGTTAAGAGCGCAGATGTTCAAGTTAAGAAGATGAACTACTTAAAGGAATCTAAAGAGCACAAACTCGTGTCAATCAATCCATCGTCTATCGTTGGTGCACAACGAGTCTACCTCTTTAATGCCAAGTATCGTACTATCACTGAACTAGTTAACATGTCTCCTTCTGGTTTTGAAGTCAGTGGTAGTACGATCAAGGGTATAGATCTTGAAGCTTCACGTCAAGTCAAACTGCGTAAGCCAGAAGAGTTCCTTTCAGTTGTATTGAAAAAGTCTCCTACTCAGATTAATAAAGAATGGAGTCAACTCACAACTAAATCTTCGCCAGCCAATGGCAGGGTTAATAAAGAAACTATTATACTAAGGGCTTTAGATAAATGATAGAACAAGAAAACTTCATGAGCAGATTAAAATTCAGTAAACTAATTGAAGCACAAGTACTCGAGAAAAAACTTGGGTATATAGATGCAGTCGTTGAAGCATGTGAGATTACTAATATTGATCCGCAAGACGTAAAGAAATTCATATCACCAGTAATTAAGGAGAAGATCGAAGCCGAGGCCAGAAAATTAAATTTTTTGCCTAAACAAAATGAACTACTTTTCGAATAAATAAATGTACATTACAGTCAAAATAGTGTATAATATAAAACATAATACAGCAAATAATTCAGCATATAAGGAGAATACATATGTCTTTTGCAAATCTTAAACGCAACCGCAACGCAATTGAACAATTAGTTAAAGCGGCGGAGGCCACCGGCGGTGGTCAAACTCAAAACAGATACGAAGATAATCGTATGTGGAAACCTACAGTAGATAAAGCCAACAATGGTTATGCTGTAATTAGATTCCTTCCAGCAAGTGAAGGGTCAGACCTCCCTTGGACAAAGTATTGGGATCATGGGTTTAAGGGCCCAACTGGTCGTTGGTATATCGAACGGTCATTGACATCTATTGGACAAAACGATCCAGTCGGTGAACTTAACAGTCGTCTTTGGAACTCAGGTATTGAAGCCGATAAAGAAGTTGCTCGTCGTCAAAAACGTCGGTTACATTATGTTTCAAACGTCCTTGTGATCAATGATCCGGGTAATCCAGAAAATGAAGGTAAAGTGTTTCTTTTTCAGTATGGTAAGAAGATCTTTGATAAGCTTATGGACTCTATGCAACCAGACTTTGAAGATGAAACACCAGTCAACCCATTCGACTTTTGGGAGGGTGCTAACTTTAAATTAAAAATTCGTGATGTTGAAGGTTATCGTAACTATGATAAGTCTGAGTTTGCTGGTCAATCTGCGTTATCTCAGGATGACGGCTATCTTGAAGAGATCTATAATAAAATGCATGATTTGCAAGAGTTTACTGATCCAAAGAACTACAAGACCTATGATGAGTTAAAAGCAAAACTCATGGCTGTCCTTGGAGAACAAGCTGAAGCTGGTGCTCCAAGAGTAAAAGAAATGGCTACATTAGAAGATGAGATTCCGGCTTTTGAAGAAAAGTCGATGTCTCCGTCTGAGCCTCCTACCGCAGCGGCAGCATCATCCGCTTCAACAGACGCAGATGATGACATCATGGCACACTTTGCTAACCTAGTTAACGAAGACTAAAACATATTATCATAAACATTGACGGTACTCGGTGCACTTCCACTGAGTACCGTTGTGTTTGAAGTATTAGAAACATTTTGTCTAGATGAAGCATCTACAATTGGATTTTGACTAACGCTTTTATTAGCAACCATTTGAGTTATAAATTGTTGTAATTCTTGTAATTTATCACCTTGCGCGCTTCTTAATTTTTCTACACCGGCTTCAGTAAGAACAATTCTACTAGCACCTTCACCAGTTAATTTTCCACTAGCATCCTTTTTACCGACAAAATCAGTGGTAAAATCAGTACCTTCTTTTAGACCAAGTTCTCTTCTTAGTTTTCTAAGTTGACCACTTCCGCCTGCTGTTGCAAATCTTAAGCTTTCAACTGTATTTGATAGGGATGTCTTTCTTCTGTTTATTCCAAGTTGAGACAAACCTGTTAAATAAGATGTTCTTCGTGCATCCTCAATAGCATTTTCTAGTTCTCTCGCTTCTTGCTCTTTTTGACGTTTTAGTCGTTCATTAGCACCGGCCTGAGATCCATCACCAATTAACGGAAGTTTATCAGCTCTGATAGCACGTTCTAGTGCTCCTTCCGTTTGACCGAAATAAGCACTGCCTGTTGTCACTTCTTTCAAGTTTCTTAATCTCTCTAGGCTAAAATCTGTAAATCTAGAAGTCATATCTGTTGGAAGATTAGTTCCAGCAGAGTAGTTAACTCCCTTTGATACTAAATCAGCAACAAATGGTATAGTAGCTAAAAGACCTACAATTCCCTTTTCCCCGACGGTGCTTCCTAACTCTGTATTCTTTTTATCTCCAACAGCTGCAGCAAGTTCAACAAATGCTCCAGCTGGTCCTAGTACTTTTGCTCCTTTACCAATAACTTTTCCAGCACCTTTAGTTAAAGCCTTAGCTTTACTAGGTTTGACTTCTGGCTCTGGTATTTCATTAAAGTTAGCTGGAACTCTTCCTTCAGCAATCGTAATTCTTTCTTGTATGGCTCTGTCAGCACCCATTCGAGTATAAGCGTTAACCAGCTTTGCCCTTTGTGCTGCCGCCGAATTCTTTTTAGCAGCCTGATCGAAAAGAGATTCATCAAGTTGATCAGAGGCTAAAGTAGCGGCTTTTGTAGTTCTATAGGCATTTCCAGCAGAGGTATTTGTATCCTTTACTATTTCATTAAGGTTAGCTGGAACTCTTCCTTCAGCAATCGCAATTCTAGCACTTTCAGCCCTACCAGCACCCATTCGAGTATAAGCGTTAACCAGCTTTGCCCTTTGTGCTGCTGCTGCCGCCGAATTCTTTTTAGCAGCCTGATCGAAAAAAGATTCATCGAGGTTTTGGGAAGCTTTAGACAACCTTTCCCTTTCTGCTGCCGCAGCTCTAGCTCTCTCCTCCCTCAGCCTTTTAGCTTCTTCTTCTGGAGTCTCTCCTGTTGTTGTTTTTGTGTCTGTTTTTGTGTCAATATCTGCTTTAAATAGATCAAATGCTTTTTTAGCAACAATTACACTTGTAGCTAATCCAGCTATCCCTCCCAGTAATTTTTTCCACGGAATATTAAAACCTTTTTTATCTTTCGTTTCATCAGTAGATACTTGCCCAGCTCCTGGTCTACTACCTATGGAACTCTCTTTTCCTCTTTCTCTTCTATCTTCAAGAGCGTCTAGGTTTTTTTCCCTCATTCTCTTCATTTCAGATAAGAATTCAGACCTAAAGAGCTCAACCTGCTCTAGTAAAAGCTTCTGTGTTTTTTCTTTGGCGACTACATCAGAGAGGTTATTTAAAGCTTTAGTAGTTCCTCCCCCAAACAATCCTCCCATAGCTCTAAACGGAGCAGTTGCCGCTGATCCAGCTGCTCTAGTTACTCCCGCCGCAAGCCTATAAGGAGCAGTCGCAACGTTCGCAGCTCCCGCCGCTGCTATTCTAAAAGGAGCAGTCACACCCCTAACAGTCGCAGAAGCTAATCTAGCTGGAGCAGTAGCTACTGAAGTTACACCTCGTCCAACTGCAGCGGCACCTCTCGCAACCACACCGGGTCTATTCATTCTAGACTCAATCAACTGATTAGTTCTATTCTGTGACTCTGCTAACTTTAAAATGGCGTCTTCTATTGACATTACCGATTCCTATCCGCCTGTTCCTTTAAGTGTTCAATTAACATAGTAAGATAAACTTCCCTTTCCCATGGGATCATATTTTCAAGTTCGTGTAAAGAATATCCGTGATGCTGCATAAGCGAAAAATTAGTTTTATAATGGTTCAGTAAAGTGTCATTAGAAGACCATATTAAAAAAAATCAGAGATATTCCTTATATTGATTTCGTTTTCTTCTCCACAGCTGGAGCATTTAAAATTATGTTTTACTTCACACACTGGCATCTTATCTAAAAATTCTTTCATCTTTATAAACTGGTCACTAGACATAGACTCTATGAATCTAATCAACTGTTCCTTTGGTTCATCCTTCACCAGTATAACTTCTTCAGGAGTGTTTATCGAAACAATACATTCTCCTATCAGTTCAATAAGTTGCTCTACATCAGTAGAATCTTTGTTTATATTCTCGTTGTTAGACATCTTATTATATAAAGGCCACTGCATATCAACGCTGTACTCTTCATCTAAGATGATCTTTGAGTCAGTCTTTATATCACCAATAACTTTAACTTCATCAATGTTTACCGATATATCATTTGATTGGTCACAACTTTTACAAGAAGAAGTAAGCTCGATAATCTCGCCGGTTGACTTTCCTCTGATCTTAGTAAACATATACTCAACATCAAATAAATGTAGCTTATCATAATTTACTTCATCATGTACGCAGCTCTTGATGGTATCAATCACTGCTCTTAAAGATGCTTTCTCATCTTTTGATTCGAGAGCCATCATTAAGATCTTTTCTTCTTTTACTAGATACGGTCTAAACCTAACCGTTTCTCCAGTAGATGGTATGTTCATTTCATACTTTGGTTTGTCGTTTAATATAGGAATCATAATGTTCTCTTTTCATGTTTAAAATTGTGGGAAATTTGGTATCCCTTCCGCTTCGTTTCGTCTAAATTGCTCCTTCGCTGCGTTTACAGGTGAGGGTTTTTGTTTTCCTGTTTTATTATCTAAATAAATCGGCATCCAGCTCGTATATGAGAGCTCAACGGAATACTCAGTAACAGTATCGTTTATCTGATTTCCCATCTCGATAGGTTGTAGAGTAGTTGGAAATGCTTCGAACAACTTACATCCACTTATCTTATTTCCCATCCTGTCAAGATGAAAGACCGACATATCTTTCTGATAGGTGTTCTTAAATTTCAATTCATTACGAGAAAAGTTTATTGATAGATCAGCCCATCTTTCGAAATATTCTTTTACTTTAAAATCATTCAAAACATAGAAGCTTAGTCTTATATCATCAACTGCGTATCCGTAAGCTATTTTTTCAAACTTCATTCCGACCTGAAAGTCTGAGGATAAAATCTGTTTTCCTGGCAGATTCACGGCGTTACATAATAGTTGCATTTCTCTCATATCTATACCAGACCCAGGAATAGGAGGAAGCTCAGCCAAAAATCTATTTGGATTAGCTGCACCTTTACTGTTAACAAGTGATATGAACTCATTGACATTAATTGTCATATATAGCCCTCCTTGACTCTCTGTATATTTGACTTGTTCTGGCTTTTCTAAACTGAGCCGTTGGAAGGAAAGTAGCTATCTCCCATTCAGGAGCCATTACTCTTGCAAATCGACTTCTTACGTGAGCAACTAAGTAGTGTTTGACGCAGGGTTTAAAATACTTTAGTTTAGCCGATCTTTGAAGCATCTCATACCTAAGTCTAAATTTAGTTCTATCATCATATCTATCATCGCTTGTTAGATCCATGAGCCCGTCCAAGAACTTAGCTCTGAGAGCAGGCGCCAGGTAGTGAAGGTTCAAACCAAGAAACCCACCTTGGGCCTGACCGATAATGATTACTAGCGGGAACACGTCATAGTAAGGTAGCGTCTCTTTGTGTTTTGGATCATAAAAGAACATAACCATAGACCCAATAACTTGACGACTTGTAAGCTGTAGACTCTCATCCCTCATTATCTGAGTTCTATTTACTCTTCTTAAAGAAGACGCTTTATTCTGAAACCACTCTCTTGACTCCTTGGTCCTTGGAGTTATCCCTGCTCTAAAAGCTTCTATCTCTAATCTTTGAAATAAGTTACTGTTACCTCTATTTTCAAGTAGAAAATTAGTCGCTTCGTTTTGGTCAGTTAATTGCGTAAATGTATTTTCTATGGCCATTAAATCATTTCCTCTTCTAACTTCTATTTATATACTAGATCAGATTTTTTTAAGAGGAGGTAGAGATTTCATTTGTTTAGGAAGTATCCCCATTGATTGAAGAGTCTTTTCGGTCCAGACTTGAAACTGCCAACCTCTATCTTTTGCAAATGTGTTAGCAGCTTTCCACTTATTCATGTTCTTAACGTATGTCATTCCTTCATTCAAGTATCTCTTTGTTTTACGACCCGGATTTTTTGGAGGCATGGTTTCTTTCTCTGGTTTTATCTCGACTAGAAGTGTTTTACCATCTTTGAAAGTTATTTTTAAATCAACAAAATATCTATGATATTTCTTATCTACTTCATATAAGTATGGTATAACAATCTCTTCTGAACTCCAGTTCTTTACCGATGAGTTGTTGTCACACCAGCTGAAGCATCGAGCTTCCCACATAGATCTATACACTACGTTGTCTGGGTCACCCTTATACTTACTCCTATGCTTTACTCTATAGAATCCTTTATATGTCTTCATGCCTGTATAAATACCATTAAGTGTTTTTAGATATTTATCGGAGAAAATATGCCTGGAATTAAGGGAAGTGCTCTTCAAAAAAAGTACCTACAGCTTACGAGTCAAAACGAAGCTATCGACTATGGTAGTAACTTAAAATTTCCTAGTGATCTGGGAGAGCACGGCAGCGATGATACGCCAGGAGGATATTCTGGAAAAATTACTTTTCGCTCCTTCGCTACCGAACCCCCTGATCCCGGTAATATTGGATCTGATTTTTTACAAGGTGCAAAAAACCTTACTGATAATTTATTAACTGAGGCGGCCGAAGCTACAGGGGAGGCATTCCGCAGTTTTTTTGGCTTTAAATCTCCTCCTAACTACAGTCCTCCTGGGACAGGAACTGTAAGAGCTAATGTCTCTCAGAGCTATCCTACTGATACTGAATCTTATTATAGCGGTAGAGCAAAGTTTACTGGAAGAAGTGTTTCTTTGTACATGCCTCCGGCCATACAAATAGGAGATAGGATTGACATAGATAACACGGTTTCTTTTGGAACGTTTGGAGAAGCTCTTGATCGATCACTGGGATCAGGAGGTGGGCTTTCAAGTGCTTTAATGAATGCTACTTCAGCATCCACTGAGTCGATAGTAGCAGCCCTAGGAGGACAGGGTTTAAGCCCAGAACTAGTTAGGTTGGGTCTATCAAAAGCAGCAGGTGTTTTAAGCAATAACGCAAGCGGTGTCGTGAGAACTGCTCTTGGCGTGACACCCAATCCAAATATAAGAGCCGTGTTTAGATCAGTAGGTTTAAGATCTTTTAATTTATCATTTAAACTTACACCGAGATCATACAAAGAAGCTATGACAATTGGAAGAATAATAAAGTTCTTTAGGACAAACGCATACCCTGAAACATTCTTGGTTGCCGGACTTCCAGCTGGATATTACTTTCCAAATAAATTTAAGATACACTTTCAGTACGGCGAAAAAGAAGTGGCAACTAAAACACATCTGTCTTATCTTACTGATATTCAAACTACATATAATCCTCAATCTATGTCCTTTTATGAGGGAGGTCATTTTCAAGAAATTGATTTATCTCTTACATTCATCGAGGAAAGAACAGTTGATAGGCAACAAGTGGAGGAAGGCTTCTAATGTCATATTTTAGATTTTTTCCCAGTGTAAACTATAGGTTTGGAAACGAGTTATCATATAACTTATTTCCACAATTGAACGCCTATGTCGATTTGATAGATCAAGTAAAAGACGCCAATAGCTTTTACTTATACGTTGATGTTAAAGATGGAGACAGACCGGACCACGTCTCATATGGTTTGTATGAAACTACACAACATTACTGGACCTTTTACTTACTTAATGATCATATAAGAAGACAAGGATGGCCTATATCGGATAATGAAGTCGTAGACTTCGCAAAGAAAAACTTTCCAAACAGAACACTTACTTTTAGAGAACACCTATACGATAAGTTTCAGATTGGAGAAGTTTTAACTGGAACTCAGAGCGCAGCCACCGGTACTGTTGTATCAAGAAATCTGAATCTTGGTCAAATAGTAGTTAAACCTACAAACAGCTATACCTTTTCAGCGAATGAATCCGTATATAGTTTAATAAACGGAGTTACTACTTCCGCAACTACCGTAGCATCAACTTTGGAATACTTGTCTGTTCATCACTACGAGGATGGGAATCAAGAAATAGCAGACTTCAACCCAGCACTTGGCCCTGGTTCTGAGTTATCGGCTAAGACTTGGTTTGACATATGTATGGAAGAAAACCAAAAACTTAAAAAAATTAAAGCCTTTAGACCAGATGTCATTGATGATATAGTAGACAAATTTAGAACGGAATTGAGGACTAGCTTATAATGAGTTCTGATAAATCTGATAGACAGTTTACCACTCCTCAGTCTTATCAAGTGGTTGATATTCAAGTCAACACACCAAGATACGCTAATATTGACTCCAGGGGATTCAATATCAGAAATATGGTTTCAGAAATAAATCTATATGAGCACATCGATAAACCTTACATAACTGGAAACATGTTTATAGCGGATGCTCCAGGTGGATTAAGTATTACTAATAGCTTGAATATAATGGGTACCGAGAATATTTTAATTAAGCTTAGAACTGCATCAAACAACGTTAGTGTTAACGGTGATCCATTAGAAATAGAAAAAAGATTCGTTGTAACAGAAATCATAGCGCAAAATAAAAGTTCTGATAGGTCCGAAGGTTTTATTATAAGTTTTGTGGAAGATCACGCATACTTATCCGCACTTATTAACTTAAATAGATCATATAACGGAACCGTTAAAGAAATAATTACTCAGATACTAAAAGAAGAACTGGATAGAGAATTGATCTCTAGACCTGAAGTTCAGTATGAACCCTTTCAAGATAAGTTGACTCGTGTTATAATCCCAAACCTTAATCCCTTGAAGGCCGTGAACTGGTTAAAGGATAGAGTGACCACGGAAAAAGGATACCCATTTTATCTGTATAGCAGCATTGGTGATGACAAGTTAAGGTTCCTTGATCTAGAATCGATGCTTGAATTAAACGCGATCAACGATGAACCTTTACCCGCCTATACTTTTGGATCATCACTAACGTCTACTCCTCCCGGTGCAATTTCCGACCAAAGAGAAGCTTACAATATAATAGAGTTCCATCTATCAAGATCCGATAACTCAATAGAACTTTCGAAAAGAGGATTTACCGGAGCAAGATACAACTTTGTCGATACAACAACTGGAAGACAAGAAAAAGTGGATTTTCATATTCTTGATGTGTATAAAGACTTAGTTGAAAGAAAACTACTGGATGGTCTAAGCGATACTCCGCTTTATGACTATAGAGCTCTTTTTGATGATTCCCGAATGGATGAGTTTGCGTCTAGAGAAATTACTACGTATATAACGTCTGGTCAGTATCAAGATTTCAATGACTACGGAAGCTACCATGAAGCCGTGACACCTGAACTATGTAGAAATAAAGTTGTCGCCAAGAGTCTAAGACATTGGTTACACAAAAGCCCGTTGACTATCGTTGTCCCCGGAAGAAATTTTTTAAAAAGAAATAATAACATGACTCTTGGAAATAAGATTAGAGTAATGTTTATCTCTGCTTCAGAAAGAACTGGATCAGTAAGAGATATACTAGATTTGAAGAAAACCGGCAGCTACATAATTAATTCAGCCAAACACACTTTTATAGGACAAACTACAAACCAAAGCTATACGGTGACATTAAACTTAGTTAGACTAGGAGGGGCTATATAATGGTGAAGTCTCTTAATTTCGATACTCCAGAAGAAAATTCAAAATGGTTCTTCGCAAGAGTTATTTCCAACAGAGATCCTCTCGGTCTCGGTAGACTTAAAATTCGAATCATAGGTATGCATTCTTCCGATATAGTTCTTTTACCTGAAAAAGATCTTCCTTGGGCCCAGGTTATCGGAGCTACTTCTTCATCTGGTAACGGTCTATTTATGAGTACAACTCCAGATAGTTTCGTCTTTGGTACCTTCATAGACGGTGCTTCTGCTCAGATACCAATTATATTTGGAGCTGTACCGTATAAAGTAACACCAAGCTTGACTCAAAGCGATGATCCAAGAAACGAAAGTCAGTATATAAGAGATCAATCTTTTGGGGGTCTACCATCCAGCTCGTTAAGTGTTCAAGAAAAAGGAAGTGTTCCAGAAACAGTATTTGACTTCTTTGCACTCAATGGGTTCAGTCTTGAACAGGCTGCTGGATTCGTAGGTAACTTTCATGCTGAATCAAAGAATAACCCGGCTGCTAAGAATCCTAATGATAAGGGTCTACCCGCACAAGGTCTAGCTCAATGGAGAGGAGATAGGCTAAGACAGCTTAAAGCTTTCGCTAGAGAGATAAAGATTCCAGAAAATTCTCAAGTATCATCTCAAGACGAGTGGTATCTAACAGCAGATGTTCAGCTTCCATTCGTTTTATGGGAATTATCAAGTACAGAAAAAGTTGCGGCTGGACATATAAGAGCCGCGACTACAGCGAGAGAAGCAGCCATCGCAATATGCAGAAGGTATGAAAGACCAGAGAATAAGATAGTAAATGGTGTTTACACTAGCCCCTCTTTAGATCTGAGAATTCAAGTCGCCGAAGAGGCGTTGGAAAATTTTGGAAGAGCAGCTGCTACTGGTCCGACTGTTAGATAGAAAGGTATATAATGACGAGTGTTAATAAACTTCCAATAAATGATTTGAGAGATCAACTTACTAGTGTTGCTAGTAACACAAATATCTCATCAAGCATAATAAAAATTTCTCAATCAGTTAAAAAATTTTCGTCTACCCAGAGTACGGTTTTGGGCAGAGAGTTTGGAGAAGTTATCGGCGGTGTTCAGAGCCTAACTCAGGAAGATGAGTTTCCAGCGACTGATAACATTCAATCTTCGGTAGCACCAATGGCAACACTTACGGCTGCAGCACAAAGTACTCTAACAAAAACTTTGTCTAATAGTTCTGATGCGAGTAAATTAACTAATTCTTCAAATGCTACTAACGGTTTTCTGGAAGCAACATTACTATTGGGCTCACCTCAATCAATTAAAAACGCTGTCTCAAAATCATCGGGTGTGGATTTACCAGCTGGTAGCCTGCTTCCCTTTGTTCCTTCTAATCTTCAAGATGTTGCTGGTGAAGCTCTTGATAATTTAAACACTGCATCAAATTTTTCTCAACAACTATCATCTTTAAATTTAAATATTCCATCGGCTGTAGGTGAGATAAGTACAGCAATCAACTCTTTAATAGGCAGCGTAGGTAACGGGATTATAGGTAAGTCTTTACTAAGTAAAAGCAACATCTTCAAAGAATTCTTAACGGAGGTTACTAAGGGTGGTTTAAGTGAAGAAGATTTAGATCTCGGAGTTGATCTGATTCTTCAAAATAAAAACAGTCAAGTTCTTGATCTAGTAGCATCGAGTCCATCAACTGCATATGGACCGGCCGATCTTGATACTATCATAAGTCAAGTAAATTCTTCGGTATCATCAAACATTGACATTGGATCTTTAGAAACCGGATTTAGATCAAGTCGTGATGAAAGAGATTTATCTAATACAAGAACTTCATTTGAAGACACTGGAACCGGAGATTTTTCTGGGTATACTTTTGATGAAGTTGGAAGTGTAGAAGAACTCATAGCTGAGCTTAAGGGTGTAAACAGGCCTATAACTGAGACCGTAGTTCACTGGACTGCACACTATAATAATCAACCATACGTTGGAGCTAGAGAGCTTCACGAAATAGCATTAAGTAGAGGATTTTCTAGAGGATGTTCTTATCATTATATAATTAAACAGAATGGAATAATTGAAAGAGGAAGACCAGTAAATATTATTGGCGCCCATGCAAAAGCCGCTGGTCATAACAACTTTAGTATAGGAGTATCGATGGTTGGAGGTTATAACTGTCCAGTAGGAACGGCTCAACCGGATAGATACATAAGCAGTGAAAGTTTAAATCAAGCTCAGTTTGATTCACTTGATAAATATTTCAGAGCTTTCTTTACGGTGTTTCCTGGAGCTCAGGCTTTTGGCCATAGAGATTTTGATCTAAATAAAGTGGATCCCGGTTTCGACGTAAGCGGATACATTGAGACTAAATTTAATAAGACTAACGTAAAGAGTCCTACTGAAGGTCCAGCTACTCTATCAGAAATCGCTACTCTGAGAGGAGAACAGACCGAAGGAGAGAATATTGAAGCATATGATCCGACCACAGTAGCGCTACTGGAGGATATCTAAATGACCAGTGAAAATGATGATCTAATTGATAGAAAGAAAATAGATGGTACGACCGCGGTCGATAACGAGGGAATTACTCAAGATGGATTTGGAGATCCATCCGGTACTTATCCAGATCCCGGCTACTACTTTCAATCAAGTATAAACAAATCAGTCGTCGGTAGTGAGATAAACAACTTAAGAGTTAATGCCGGTATTCCTGGGATTAACGTAGCATCTCAGCAAAAAGTCTCTTCACAATATCCACTTAACACGATGATTAAAACTCCAAGGGGACACGTCTTTGAATTAAACGATACTCCAGCTGGTGAGAGAATTCTTTTGCTTCACAAAGATGGAGCCGGGATTGATATAAGACCAGACGGAAGCGTTATCATAAATTCTAGAGGGAATAGAGTCGATGTATCAAATGGTGATCATCGTTTAGTCGTTGAGGGTAACGGTAATGTTTCATACTTTGGCAACTTAAACTTAAATGTTTCCGGTGACTATAATGTTACTGTGGGTGGTAACTACACCTTAAAGGTATCCGGCAACTACGTTCAAAACATAGTTGGGAGTTTATTTACGACAGTAAACGGTATTTTGAAAGAAGTCGTATCAAAGTCTAAATCGGTCATTACACTAGGTGGTTCTACTTTATTCAGTAATGGGAATGTTTCAAACTATGTTAAAGGGCTTTATACTTCAGTTGTGAAAGGTACAGCATCTTATAGTCATGGCGGTACTGTTTCAATAACTGCGGAGACAGAATTTGATATTGCATCTAATAACATAAACGTAGTCGGCAATGATGTTACTTTTGCTGGTCATACAGGAACTATAGGCGGTGAGAACGTAATAGCATACGCTAAGAACGCTTACATAGGAAAAACTGTTCATTCGGAAACGGTTCAAACCACCGTTGCTAGAGCAACTACGTTTCATGGTGATTTAGTGGGTGATGTTAACGGAGTTGCTAAAGGCGCTCTGACCGCAAACTCAGCTCCAAGAAAAGGAGGAGGTGGGCAGAGTCAAAATGTCACTGTAAACAACACCAAAGCAGATACTACTGCCACAGCCAAACCAACCGTAGCACTGATGGATGACATCTTAAAAAATTCTGAGTTAGGAGTTAAACTAGTAAAGATTGATGAAGATGGTGGCATATTTAATCAGTATAATAGAAGTGAAGCTTCAGGAGGCTTAACTGAAAGAAAGTTAAGTGCTGTTGGAGAATGTAGATCTATACTTAAAGACGAGGCAAACTTACAAAACTCAAACTTTATAGCGACAAGTATAAGTGAAGGAATACTAAGTGCTAATTTTGCAAATCAATCTCCTCCAAATATTGGTAGACTGAGAAACTCATCTACGACCTCCAGGATAGGTAGAGAAATTATAGGACCTAAGAGCCCAACTAGAAACAATGATAAGTATAAGCCAGCCGATGTATCATCCAGATCGACTCAGTTTACGACTCCTCTTGATGCTAAGTTTAACCCAAACAACAGGCAGTCAATAACTCTTAAGACTCTACTTGATAAGAATATACCTTTATCAAGATTTACTGGTGCTACTGGAGATAAAGTCACTCTTAACCATATAAGAACTGAAGCGGAAAAGTTTCAGATTGCTAGAAACTTCTATGTTCATGCTCAAGTAATCTCAATGTTTAGGAACCTGGATCAGTTTAAAAACTTTAGTATAATGGTAGCCGAGGGCTTATACGTTAAGGGACCCAATGAAACACCTACTAAAGACAGCTTTAATGATCTGGCTACTACGGGTAGAGCTGTAGCCTATGAGATCTATAACTCGAGTGGAACGTTATCTCCGACAGCAATGTTTGATTATGCAGAATTCTTGAAAGATAACTTCCATTACGATAAGCTAGAACTTTCATATGATCAGTTTCACCCAAATCAAAGTCTACACTGTCAAATCATTGTTGAGATACCAGCTATTCCTAAAAGTTTTAGTGCTAACTTTAAGATGCAGCTTTCAACAAAGTTTAATGGAAAATCTCAAAGTGAGTCAGATCTTATTGAAATAACACTTCCAGTAACAGGACCTCAGTAGTTCTTTATAAATACTAACATATATTTAGAAGGTAACCAATGGCTTTAACAAGAACATTTTCAGAAGAAGACGGAAACTTAGCTTCGTCTCTTGTTACTTCTCGAATACATAAGAGCAGTGACATTAATCTTCTTTTTAAATCAAAAAGAATTGCCAGCGGTACATCCGAATCAGAGTGGCGTGGGGACATATATAAGACTTTTGATGCGGCGGCAGTAAAGCAGTCCGTAAAAAATATAATTATGACAAATTTTGGTGAGAAACCATTCAATTTTGGCTTTGGTGCCGACATAGTCGCATACTTATTTGAACTAACAGATGATGAGACTGAAAACGATATAAAGGTATCGATTGAAGAAGCGATTGAGATTTATGAACCAAGAGCGGAAATTTTAGACATACAGTGTAGAGTAGTCCCCGATCAAAACTCAATAACTGTTACTATAAAGTTTAAAATAGTTAATTCTTTAGAAGTAGTAGTTCTTGAAACACAGATAGCAAGGTTAAGATAGATGGCAACAAATATACAGTCTACAAAACTGGACTTTAATAACATAAAAAATAGACTTAAAGCTTATTTTAAAAATAAAGATGAGTTTAACGACTATGATTTTGAAGGGTCTGGATTGAGCAACATACTAGATGTTTTGGCATATAATACTCACATTAATGGGTTGGTAAGTAACTTTGCTACTAACGAATCTTTCTTGCATACGGCTCAGTTAAGATCCTCCATGATAGGTCATGCCGAAAACTTAGGTCTTGATATTAGATCAAAGACCGCAGCTCAAGCAACGGTCAGGTTACAAGTCAATGCTCAGGAACAGGTTAATAGACCAGCTAGCATAGTTCTTCCTCAATATACTGTTTTTACTGGAAGTAATAGCGAATCTACTCATAGCTTTTTAACGTTGAAGAAGTATACTGCTTCGGATGATGGAACTGGAATTTATAAGTTTATGGATGAAGATTCTAATGAAGATATTATCATTCATCAAGGAAAGATAAAAACAAAAACATTTTATGTTGGTCAAGTATCAGAAAGTCAAGTCTTTATAATTACTGATAAGACCATAGATACTTCAACAGCAGTAGTAAAGGTCTTCCCTTCTCCGGAGTCTACTAGCTTCATAGAATATACGCCTCTTAATAAAGCTATTAAAGTATCTTCAACTTCTATGTATTATACTTTAAGGGAAGTTCCAAACGGAAACTATGAACTTAATTTTGGAGACGGAGTAACTTTTGGTCAAACTCCGCCGACAGGTTCAAGAGTAGAAGTTGATTATTTGTCAACCGAAGCAAGTCTTGGTAACGGAGCAACTTCTTTTACTACTAGCGCTAGTTTCGCTATGCCTGGAACGAAACCCTTAATCGTTCAGGCCAGATCAGCTGCGGTTGGAGGAGCTGAACCTGATTCCATTGAAAGAATAAGACAACTCGCACCTCAAGCCTTCGCTACTCAACAGAGATTGGTTACTACTGAAGATTATAAGTCCATGATACTGAGTAAGTTTAGTACAGTAAGTGATGTAGCGGTGTGGGGAGGTGAGCAGAATACACCCGTAGAATACGGAAAAGTTTTCATATCTCTTCTGTTTAATGATGGAATAAGTCAGAATAGTAAAGAAGCTATTAAAACTCAGATTAGATCAAACTTTACTGATCAGCTTTCTATAATGTCGATCACTCCGGTGTTCGTAGATCCAGTTGAGCTATACTTGAATCTTGGTATAGAATTCAACTACAACCCAGATCTAACGGGTTACACATTAAATGCTTTAGAATCAAGATTAACTACTGAAGTACTAAGACATTTTTCTGAAGAGATCGGTTCATTTGGTGAAGTCTTTAGAAGATCTCAACTTCTTTCAGATGTGGATGCATTCGATGATTCCATACTTTCATCTAAGACTACGGTTGAGATGGAACTAAGATTAACACCTACTTTAAATACTGCTCAATCATACATACTTTACTACCCGGCCGCCATACAATCAGCTGCTGGAGAGCTAGTAAGACTGGAATCATTTAGTTCTGAAGATCTATTGAAGCAAGACATCGCACGCATAGAAAGCAGCACTTTTACTCATGATGGAATTTCAGGAAAATGTAAGATAATAAACAGATCAAGATCAAACATCCTTGAGGTAATCAATATAGATAACAACAATAAAGTTGAGATTGATAACATAGGTTCTTATAACGAATCAACTGGAACAGTTTCATTGAATAACTTTTATCCAGTAAACATTATTAGTCCAGTTAACTACATAACATTCATGGCTAAACCTAGAGATGAATCAATCATTAGAACATTAAGAAATTATGTTATCAGATATAATACAAACAAATCTTTCATAAGCGGAAGTGTAGATAGAGAAACGTTAAGAGTATCCTTATAATGCCGGTAAATAATAATTTTGATAGATTAGACTTACAGATAGGACTTGAACGTAACCTCGTTAAAGAGGTTCTTCCGTATTACTTCAGGACCGACTACCCCAATCTTATAACTTTTTTAGAAGGATACTATGAGTTTCTAGAAAGCGAAGATGAGTTTGGAGCTTTAATTCATGATCTTTATCAAATAAGAGATATCGAAACAAATAACTTAAAATTTTTAGATAATATGTTTAAGGAATATGCTTTCGGTTTATCTCAATCTTTTTTTACTAATCCAAGAGAAAGCATAAGAAATTTTGCTAGATTCTTTAGAGTAAAGGGTACAAAGTATTCGGCCGAGGGTTTTTTTAGAGCTTTCTTTGATGAAGAAGTCGAAGTAGAATACCCAAAAAATAGTCTGTTTATTCTAAACGAATCAGAAATCGGAGTAGATTCTAGAAAAATTTTACAAGACGGTGCTGCTTATCAAGTATTGTCAGTATTAATTAAAGCACCTCTATCCTTTCAAACTTGGGAGGAACTATATAGAAAGTTTGTTCACCCAACAGGTTTCTTTTTATCTAATGAAGTAGTGATAGTCGCATCTCAAAGTAACCCTATATCAGCGGGTCCAACTACCATAAATGAATCAGACGGTCATATTCTTATTACTGATCAATTTACTAATCTGGTTACTACGATTTATACGGATCCAACTATTCTTGCTAACATGGGATCAGTAGCATACAGAAGAGATATAGAAGGAAACTATATAACTTACAATGATTCTTATGGCTACTTTAGGTTTCAAGAAAGTGATACTAGCTACACTGATTTAGATGCTGGAAGTAATCAGGTTTTCGTTGCTCGTTTAGATCCCGATCAAACTGTAAGAATATACAAAGATTTCAGTATACCTTATCTTGAGACAAAATATTCAAGCATCTACAACTGGATACAAGAAACATCACATACTCTTGATAATACTATGATTGAACGTAGAAACCCATCTTCCGGAGACTTCCACTCTATCGACTTGTCAAGTACTCTTGAAGAGATCTCACAAGATTTATATGATTCAAATTTCACCGGTGCTTTTGGATCTTAGTAAAAACTATATAAATAATACAACAAAACAATAGGACTCCGTCATGGGAACAATTATAACCGATAATTTTAAATTAGAAATGGTGAAAAGTTTAGTGTCTCATTTTAATAATGTAGACAATAACATTTATATTGGTGTGGGTAAATCCGAGCCCTGGAATGATTCTAGTGATGCGGCACCTGTTCCATTGAATAATGAGAAAGAAATCAGAAATTTTAGAAATGGTCTTCAATCCATTAAAAAAGTTTTTGCTGTTTCAGGAGTTATTCCAAGAGTAAACTGGACAAGTGGAACGGTCTATAGCCAGTATGATGATACTCAAATTGGTAGACCATCTCCTCCTAATTACGTGATGAATACCAATCATCATGTCTATATGTGTTTGAGAACCGGAAGAAATAAAAAGGGTGAAACAGTAGTTTCTACCGTTATGCCTACTAACTCAAACAATGATCCTTTTGAAACTGCTGATGGATACGTATGGAAGTTTTTGTACACTATTAGTGCTCTTGAGGCAGACCAGTTTCTAACTGCTAGCTTTATGCCAACAAGATATATCACTTCAGTCGATTCAAATTCAAGTGGAGTGGAACTTAAGCAGCATGAGATTCAAAGAACTGCTAGACCGGGTAGGATTACTTCATTCGTGATGGAATCAGGAGGAATCGGCTACGATTCAAATGATCCGCCTACAGTTCTTCTTGTAAAAGGTAATGGTGATTCATCACATGTAGTATCAGTCTTTATTGAATCAGGAAGAATCACGAAACTAGAAATGGATGCTGATTCAAGTACTCTGGCTTACGGTGATGGTTATGAAGAAGGTGTAGATGTTGTAATTACTGGTGGAGTAGGATCCGGAGCAATCGCAAGAGCGGTGATCTCTCCTGCTCAAGGTATTGGCTACAACGCTATGGCCGATCTAAAAACAGACGCATTTGCTATGCATGTTAAAATAGAGGGTGGTGATCAAGATTTTATCGTTGGGAATGATTTTAGACAAATTGGAATCATCGCTAATCCAAAGAAGAATCAGGCTATAGATTCAGACTTTACTGATCAAACTGGAACACTTCTAAGAGCCATGAAGTTGAACAATGTTTCATACGTCTTTACAACTGATAATAGAATAAAAGCTGTTACTGGAACTCAAGCAGAAGCGTTTGTTGATAGATATAATGATTCAGATAAAATACTTTACTACCACCAAACACCTGCAACTGGATTCATAAACTTTGATTCAAATGACGTGATTGATGAAGTAGATGGAAACGGTCTTGGTAACTTTGAAAATCACATCATACCTGAGGTTAAACCTTTCACGGGTGATGTATTATACATAAACAATAGAGCTTCGATTATAAGGTCCTCTACTCAAACAGAAGACGTTAAAATAATCCTTCAACTATAAGAGTGTTACATGCCAATTAAGTTTTCAAAAGATATATTAAAAACTCGCTACAAGGATGATTTTAACGAGGACGATAACTATCATCGTATATTGTTCAATCCTCGTAAAGCTTTACAAGCTAGAGAGCTTACTCAGCTTCAAACTATTATCCAAAAAGAAATAGAAAGATTTGGGAAAAATATATTTAAGGAAGGAGCATCTGTATCACCATCTGGTATAGTAATCGATGAGAAATATGAATATATTAAAATTGATGAAGTTTCAGTACCTGGAACCGCTGTTGGCGATGAGATCTTTACGGCTCAAACTTCAGGCTTAAAGTTTCAGATTGTTGAATCGGTTAATCAGAATACGGACCTGGGTCTTGATGCTACACTTTATGTCAGATACATCAATAGCTCAAATCATATACCTTCAGCAACTCCCGCAAGAGTATTAGACGGAGAACAGCTTCAAGGTACCAATAACGTATTTAACTCAAAGTCTATAAACGCGACTGGATCAGGATGTAAGATAAGTATTGGTGAAGGAGACTTCTTTATCGGTGGTCTGTTTGTTCATGCTCCAGCTCAGTCTTTAATTATCTCAAACTATGATTCATCCAAAACCACAACTGTTGGGTTTAAAATTTCTCAAGAATTAATTACTCCTGATGATGATATTAACTTATTTGATAATCAGGGAGCCACACCCAACATTTCTGCTCCAGGTGCTGATAGATTAAAAATAAATCTTGAGCTAACTACTAAAGACAAAGTTACTGATAACTCACCGTTTGTCTTTATAGCCGATGTTAAAAACTCGGTAGTTGTTCATAGAGCAGAGGGTCATAGTGATTACAATAAGATAAATGACGTATTGGCGGAAAGAACTAAAGAAGAAGCCGGAAACTATATAACACAGCCGTTTCTTATTTCTTTCGACTCAACAGATGCATCAAACTTAACTATGAGTGTAAGTGATGGTACGGCCTATGTTAACGGATATAGAGCCGATAGACCAGTTCCATCAAAAATTGCTGTAGAAAGATCTCAGTCAACTAAAAGTTTTAGTGGAGAAAATGTTCCTGTTTCATTCGGAAACTATATAATAGTTCAAGATGATGGATATAAGGGTCTTCCTGATCTTGCTAATTTTAGTAAAGTAACTATTTCAAGTAATAACTTAAACATTAGTTCTCCGATAGGAACTTGTAGAGTAAGATCTATCGATACTATAGCAAACACAAATCCGGTTGAAAAAAGAGTTTACATCTTTGATATCGTTATGACTGCAGGTCAAAGTTTCAGATCAGCAAAAAGTATTGGAGTAGGATCAAACTTTTTCGCAAAGATTAAAACCGAAGATGTTGGAGGAACTCAGGTTGCTATCTTGAAAGAAGCAAGTAATAACGCATTACTTTTTGATCTTCCAAAAATAAGACCTCAGTCATTAAGCAGTGTCGCATATCAAGTACAAAGGTACTACAGCTCACAAGCCACGGGCGGTAGCGGTATACTTAATCTTGCTACCGGATCTGGAAACGATACTTTCGCAAATTCAACGGAATGGCTATTCTTTAGATCAGATGACGGTACACCGTTAACTGTTATAGGAACTCCATCGGTTGGTGGAACGAGTACCTCGATAACCTTTTCTGGAATCTCAACTTCAGGTGTAAATATTGATGCATTAGTCGTAGTTCAAAAAACCAATGTTCTTCACGCATCTAAAACATTGACAAGATATCCAGTTTCTGGCAGACAAGATATATCTCAGTCTACGGATGATGAAGGAAATGTTGTCTTTATGCTTAATAAATCTGATGTGTATGAAATGCTTGAAATTACGGATGCTACTTCAGATAAAAATGATATCTCAGACTACTTTATTTTTGATAATGGTCAAAGGGATGGTTTCTATGAACAAAGCCGTCTTATTTTAAAAAGTGGTTATACAAATCCTCAAAATATACAAGTAGCCTTTAATTATTTCCAGTATGAAGGGCAGGGAACTGGTCATTACTTCTCTTCACAGTCATACGTAAATGTTCCCTACAATAAAGTTCCGAAATATATTACTTCTACTGGAAAAGAAGTTGATCTAAGAAATGTTCTTGATTTCAGGCCGTTAAAATCAGACATAGATAGTGATAACGACGATGCCGCTTTCACGAATGGCAGAAGATTTCTTCTTCCTCCAAACTCAGAAGTAATAAATGCTGATATAACATATTACCAATCAAGAAACGATAAGATAGTTATAGATCAAGATGGAATCATAAAGGTAGTTAAAGGTGTTCCAGCTCTGACTCCCAAGTTTCCAGATACACCAAACGGTACCCTATTGCTATACAAAACAAAATTAAATCCTTATACCGATGATGGAGAAGACGTATCCTTTGATATGATAGAAACTAAGGGATACACCATGAAAGAGATCGGTAAGATAGAAAAAAGGATTGAAAAACTAGAAGAGATTCAAAATTTAAGTATGCTTGAACTCGATACCAACAAAATGGTTATAGCTGATTCATCAGGTACAGATAGGATTAAATCAGGATTTATAGTAGATAACTTCATTGATCAGTCTAATTCTAGGTATAACAATGATGAGTATAGAGCTTCAATAGATCCTAGTACCTTTACTCTTCATCCGCCATTTTATCAAGACAATGTCGGTCTAATTTTTGACTCAACGGACGCTGATACATCTGACGTTGTTTTAAGAGGAGACAACATATACTTGAGTTATACCGATTTAGATTATGTCGTACAAGATCAAGCTTCATCTGAACATACAGTAAACTCATTCAATGCTTTTCAAAATAACGGCAGTATAACTTTATCACCATCTTCTGATGAGTGGTTTGATAACAGAGATGCCGGTAAGAAAGTTATTAAAGGTACAAATAGATTATCTAACAAACCAGATCAACTCTGGAACAGCTGGAAATGGAACTGGATCGGTAGTGATATCGATGGATCTGAAACGACGGAGGACAAATCAGTCACCGAAGATACCGTAAACTCCAGATCTTTCAGTGCTAAGACATATTCTAACATAACCGAAGGAATGGGATCTTCTGAAAAAACTATAGTTAATCGAGTAATCACTTCTGAAACCATACGAACTTTCGCTAGTGGTAGAATCATAGATGTTGCGATAACTCCGTTTATGAGATCCAGAAAAATATATTTTAATGCTGTTGGTTTAAGACCTCTTACAAAATTGGTGCCATACTTTGATGGTGTCAACGTAAACGAGTTTGTTAAACAAGAATCATTTAAAAGAATAAACAGTCATAGAACAGAATATAACAACTTAAATCAGTTTTCTACTTTCCATCCGGACTTTGCGGATTTAACTACGGCTCAGACTACATACATTCAAACTGATACTGAGGGGAGAGTTAGCGGATCGTTCTTTATTCCAAACACTGCCTCCAAAAGTTTTAGATGTGGATCATTGGAATTTAAACTGCTTGATGTTACTGTGGATGACGAATCAGTAGCAACAACTAAAGCCTCTGCTATATACACGGCGGCTGGTGCTTTGGTTAGATCTAAAGATAGAATCATATCGACTAGATCCACGCATATCATAAACAATCAATCAAACGTAAGTACGGGAAGGTCAACTTCTGCGGCGCCGGCACGCGGTAGAGTTGATCCGATTGCTCAGACATTCCTAGTTAATGATTCAACAGGAATATTCATAACAAACGTATCTCTCTACTTCAAATCAAAAGATACTTCACTTCCAGTCTGGATTGAAATAAGACCAGTTATTAATGGAACACCTTCTAAGGACATAATAATTCCAGGATCAAGGAAGTATCTCGGATCATCCCGCGTTGCTACTTCTACGGATGCTTCAGTTCCTACACTGTTTACATTTGATGAACCAATCTATCTAGATTCTTATCGGGAATATGCTATATGTATATTTTCAGACAGTAAGAAGTATGTACTATGGACAGCAAAAACCGGAGAGTTTATATTAAACTCCAGTGAGACTAGAGTGACAAACAGTCCTTCTATTGGAAGTTTATTTAAACCTCAAAATACTTACTTGTGGGAAGAAACTCTAAACGAAAACTTGAAGTTTAAAGTACAAAGAGCGTCATTTAGTACTTTTACCAGTGATGCTCCAGCTGTAGCGATATTTAATAATGCTCCTATAGCCAATGAAAGATTAGGAATAAATTCTTTAACTTCATACAGCGATTCTGACTATATAAGGGTATATCATCCTAATCATGGGTTTGCGGTTGGAGACGGAGTCACTCTTTCGGGAGTAACAGCTTGGAATGGAATTACAACAAACTACATGAATGATTCACACGGCATCATAGCTAGAGATCTTGATCATTACGTAATAAGTGATAATGACTTGAGTATTAATGGAACTGGAGCAACTCCTGGTGGTGGTAGCTCCATCGTCGCATCTAAGAATATTCAGTTTGATGCCGTTACACCATATATCGAAACCCTAGTACCCGTTGGAACCTCGATAGATTTCAGTGGTAAGTTTACGGCCGGTAAAACAATAGTTGATGTCACAACTCCTCATAACTATGTTAAAGATACTACCTTCGATGCTAACCCTCTCATCAATCTTCAGACAAACTACTTTACTTCACCTAAAGTAATAGCTCAGCCCATTAAAGAAACAAGACTTAATAGGAAATCAGCAACTATTAAAGCTTCTTTAACTTCAGATGATGATAGAGTCTCTCCAGTCATAGACCTTCAAAGATGTTCTCTGATAACTATTTCTAATAGAATTGATAAACCTTCTAACAGCAGTAACTACAGTAATATTGCTCTAGGAACAAATTCGGTTATAACTGGATTCGTCGATGAAACTGATAAGAGTAACGGCTCTGTACTTTCAAAACACATTACTAATCCAGTAAATCTTCTTACGGATGCAGTGGGGCTGAAAATAATTCTTCAAGCAAATAGGCCGACTGAATCTTCAATAGAAGTTTACTATAAGACATCTCTGGGCAGTGAGCTACTAGATAATTCACCCTACATAAAGGCCGAACTAGAAGGTGCTATTCCAGCCGATGATGATAAGACCATATTCAGAGAATATAACTATCTTGTAGGAGGACTGCATGGAGGTCTTGATCCGTTTACCTCTTTTGTGGTAAAAGTAGTAATGACTTCAACTAATTCATCTAAGGTACCTACTATCAAGGATCTTAGAGCTATAGCATTGGCGGTGTAGTATGATAAAAGTAGAAGGACACGGCGATTTAGTAAAAGATGAAAGCAGCGGCGCTGTTTTAAATATTGATAGAGCACAGATTGCTCAAGCTAGGTTCAGGAAAAAACAATGGAAAGAAAAAGAAGACGAATTAGCTTCAATTAAAAACGATATATCAGAATTGAAGATGATGATGAAAGGTTTAATCGAAAGGATTGACAATGCCTAGAAGAATTCTAAATATAGGTGGTATTGCAAATGATGGTAAGGGTGATACTCTTCGTGTTGCCAGCCAGAAGATAAATGAAAACTTTCAAGAGTTATACACGGGTTTAACCTTTAGCGAAAATGTTGGAAACTTAGCACCAGCATTAATCAATACTGATTCCTTAAATGAGGGTCTTACTAATCTATATTTTTCAAACGAAAGAGTCGATGACAGAGTAAACGCATTAATAGTCGCTGGAACAAGTTTGACTAAAGTGTATGATGACGCATCAAATACTCTTACTTTAAACGCGGAACCTGCTGGAGCTCAGCTTACGGATCTAAGCGTTACAACTGGTACACCTAATGGTGCTTTTGGCGGTGGTGCACTTTCTTATAATAACACAAATGGTGTATTTACTTTCATACCTGCCCCAACATCATCCGTAAATCAAGCTACTCCATCTGGTGGTGGTTCCCTTTCTTATGATGTTGGAACTGGCGTATTTACTTTTACACCTCCTGATCTATCTTCTTATGTTACATCAGTAAATTTAACAGATGATCTTGATGCTGTCGTAAATCGTGGAAGTACAACTACTTCTGGAATCACTGTTGGAGATCTAAATGGTCTTACTATTCCAGCCGGGCCTGGGACTATAGCACTAACGAGTCAGCTAGCAGCCGGAGGTGGACTTACCGATATAGAGTTTGATTTAACGCCACAGCTTGGCGGTGACTTGGATGTTAATGGTAACAATATCACTGGTGCTACCGTAAATATTGTTTCATCCAATGCTGGTAATATTAACGTTACTCCAGATACCACCGGAAACATTGTTCTTCATGGAGCAACATGGCCCAATGTAACCGGTTATGTTAACGGAAACGTTCTAACTACTGATGCATCTGGAAACCTGAGCTGGCAAGCGCCGGCTGCTGGCAACACCGCTTTAGCTACACCGAGCTCAGACGGATTAATGTCAGCTAGTGATAAAACCAAGCTTGACGGTTTAAGTACCGGTGTAACAGTTGAAGTAGACACTATTCTACCTTCTCCAGGGACTGAAGGAGAGTTATTCTTCTATGAAGGAGAATCAAATGGCGATGGTGCCAGACTTTATATCTACACTAATAGTAACTGGATAGACGCATCACCAAATAGATCCTTCGCCAGTCTAGATGCCAGAGGTATAATTTCTAAAATTGGTCTAGATACAAACGATTATATAGAAGTTCAATCAACTCAACAAAGTTTCTTCTTGGATGGTAATGAAGACATGAGACTATTTAATAATGGTAATCTTCATGTCGATGGTGATGTTGTAGCCTTTTCTACAACCATCTCGGATCCAAGACTTAAAGAAAACATTGAACCTATATCAAGCGCTTTGGAAAAGCTTGAAAGCTTAACTGGTTACACCTTTAATTATAAAAATGACGGTCAAAAAAGTGCAGGTGTAATTTCAACAGAAGTTGCTAAAGTTTTACCTTCAGCAGTAAAGAAATCAACCTTGCCTCTTAAAACTGATGATGAAGAAGAATACGATGTGGTACAGTATGATCAACTTCACGCTCTTTTAATAGAGGCTGTTAAAGAGCTTTCAGAAAGAGTAAGGATTTTGGAAAATGGTTCTTCAAACTAGTGGACAGATTAGTTTAAATCAAATTAATATAGAGGCCAGAGGCAGTCAAGTTTCTGGTACTGAAGTTAGTATCAATGAACTTGATACAAGAGAATTAATCGGTAAGGGTCAAGGAGCTGCTGGAGGAGCCATTCAAATGGCTTTTAGTGAGTGGTATGGAGCAGCCCGGGCATTTGCTTTAAACCTGGCATCAAACGTACAAGAAGCCGACATACACACATTGGCAACAAATGCTGGATGGAACGGTAGTGATAAAGTAAATGTAACTGTCGGTGCAGGTGTGTATGTTTGGTCTGATGATATATCAACTGCTGCTATGACTATTTCTGGATCATTTCCTAACGGTGTGGAAGTAAATAATTCGGGTTTCATCATTGGTCGTGGAGGTAATTTAAATGGCGCTACCGGTGGATCAGCTATATCTAATTCTGTTTCAAATGTTACTATAACAAACAGCGGCTACATAGCTGGAGGTGGCGGAGGCGGTGGTTCTGCCATTGGCGGTGGAGGAGCGGGAGGTGGTGCTGGAAGCGGTGCTGGTGGACAACCTGGGTCAAACGGCAATAACAGCGTGAGTACTGCAAGCGCCTTTGTATCTCATCCGACCAGCCAAACGTATTGCGGCGGGGAATGTGATAATAATGAAAGCAACTGTCCAACCGGATCCTGTACCGGTACTGGCAGCGTATCCATCACACCTACCTCAGGAGGAACTGATACAAGACCTGGAGGTGCAACCGGTCAGACCGTAAACGTACCTGTTTCTACGCAATGCTATGCACCAGCGTGTGCCGGTGGTGGGCCAGCAAGCGGAGGTAATAACTTTAATGTTTCTACAAGTGTTGGTGGAGGTGGTGGATCTAGAAGACTTGCCAGCACAAATCTTGATGGTTCTGGTAGTTTTGGCGGTGGAGGCTGGGGTAGAAGTGGTCTAGGAAGCGGGGCGGGAGCCGCCGGCGCCGCGATAAACTCCACGGTTTCATATGTTCTTACTGATAACGGCACCATCTATGGAGGAGTATAATAATGTCTTATTATGATTCCAGTGCTGCTCCTTATCAAGCCATATCTTCTACTTATTTTTTTAATGAAGACTATGATACTCTTGATTCGGCTAGACAAGCTGCCCAAGATTATTACGTTTGGTTGAATACGCATCCAACAGCTCATATAACGGTTAAAACTGCCGATATGAATGAAAATGGTTCTTATATCATATCTCCTAATCTAAGTGATAGTGATATTTTATCAAGTACAAGTGGAACATTTTTAGTTACAGATCCCGAAACCGGAAAACTTGTTAAGACCGAAGACTTGCAAGAAAAAGTTGAAGCTTCTAAAAATTATAAAATAGCAGGATGTAATAAAATATTAGAAACGAGAACTACAATCACTAATAGCGGAGATCCTACGTTGCAACCGGAAGATAGAATAGCCATTTATGATGAATACTTTATTCACGACGTGGATTCAATATAAAATAATAGGTAATCGTGATGGAATTAAAAGAGTTAATAAAATTTGTGGCTTCAAAAAGAGTAAGAGATGAAAGACGATCAATATGTGAAAGCTGTGAAAAAATGCAGAAAAATATTGTAGGAATACCCTCATGCAATGAATGTGGGTGTTTTATTGAAAGTATGATAACATACAAAGGTAAATCATGTCCTCTACATAAGTGGCCAGAAGTAGAGTAACTCCTGTATAAATAGAAAAAAAGGATAGATAGAAAATGGCAATTACGTTTCCAAGCAATCCATCAGACGGTGATACCTTTACGTGGGGTGGAGTAAGATATACTTTTGATTCGACTCCCGGTGCTTGGGTTGGTGCTGGTGGATCAGATCCGGTCATTCTTTATGGTACCACTTTTCCTAATAACGGGTTAGAGGGTGAGCTTTTCTATTATGAGGGAGCCGCTTCAGGAGATCCTGCTAGATTATATGTATACAACGGTGGGGTTTGGGTGGATGCTTCCCCCGCGGCTGATGCCCCGCCTATAGCTGATGATTCAGTTAGCGAAGTAAAATTACAGGTGAGTAATTCTCCAGTGGATGGTTATATGCTTACGGCTCAATCTGGTAATACTGGCGGATTAACGTGGGCCGCTGCCCCCGCTGCCCAAACGGGTGGTGGAGGCGGAGTTATTCTTGGAAGCACAACGGGTGGTAATACTAATACAGATTTTGCTCCAGATGCTGGTCCGTTGACTTTACCTGATGGAGCAACTTTAGCTTATTATGCATCTTTTAATTATAATTCTTCAGGAGTTGCTGGTAGAGTTAAAGTTGGTGGATCCGCAATAGATAGTGTGATCGGTTTTACTGGTCTACGAACTTTAGTCGGTAACTACACTAATAATACTGGTTCAGCACAGACAATACACGCAACTATAGAAGACGGTTCATCAGCTGCTAATTATTCAGTTATAATGCATTTTTGGATAAATTAAATCATGGATATAAGTAGAACAAACGGAGTTAAATAAATGGCAATTTCATTTCCAAGCAATCCAGCTGACGGTGATACTTACTCCCACGGCGGTGTTACTTATACATGGGATGCGTCTCCAGGTTACTGGAAAGGACAGTTTTCTGTTCCTACTATTCCAGAAGACGTAAGTGATTTAACTGATACTACAAACTCACTTTTTGATGGAGTCTTTAGTTCTTTAACAGGAAAACCGACTACTATTTCTGGATATGGTATCACTGATGCCTTCAATGGAGCCTTTAGTTCTTTGACAGGAAAACCAACTACTCTTGCTGGTTATGGTATTACTGATGGTGGTGGTGGTGGATTTAATGGTTCATGGACATCTGCGTCTACTTCTGCAGGTACTAATGCTACTACCAGGACACCTGATTTTACACTCAACCCGGGTGGAATTTGTTTTGTAAGTGAAAAAGGTACCTCAGAAGGTAGTGTAGGTGTTGAAGTCAATGGTGTAGGTCAAAACTACGCATATATCAACACTACTGCAGGAAATGTTACTGTCCGAGGACGTTGCACAAATGGTAGCTCGGGTGCATTTAAGAGTATAATATTTTATGCATTTAACCCATAACTAATAGCAAGGAAAATTCAAAATGGCCATATATTATCAATACCAAGTGAAGGTAGATGAAACAAATAAAGTTGTAGGAACAACTACGGCGATGTCAAATGAACCAATACCATTGGATTCAGACTGTTATGAAGTTATGGAAGACCCCAGTGAAAAGCTTGGTTATATATATGATCCACAAACTGGAGAATTTAGTTTAACAGCTGAAGATGCTAGAAGACAAAGAAATAATTTATTAGCTCAAACTGACTGGAGAGCATCTAGTGATCTTACTCTTGATTCCGACTGGGCGGTGTATAGGCAATCTCTAAGAGACGTACCAGCACAAGCTGGTTTTCCCGGTAATGTAGTATGGCCTACAAAACCAACTTAAAGGATAAATAAATGGCAAGGAAAGTATACACAGATCTAAGTGATACAATACAGGGTTGGAGAGTTAAAACCAATCTCACGGCTGAGTATCTTGGTGACTTAGACAGTCTAAACTCTGAGTTAAACAGTACAACAATGGTTGCGGCCGTGAACAGCACCCTTGCTAGAATTAAAGGTTTTGATTCTGGTCAAACCACTAAGTTCGTTGATTCAGACTACGTAAGACTTAGGGCTGATTCTAACTATGTTAGATCAGCCGCCGACTCGGGTTGGATCAGAAGCATGTTTTCGGTGGATGATCAGGGCGGAGATGGATCTTTAGCTTACGATGAAGAAACCGGTGTTGTAACATATATTGGACCGAGTGCTACCGAAGTAAGAGCACACTTTACTGCAGGAACGGGTATTACAATCACAAGCGGACAGATTTCCGCTGATCAGGCAAATATTAATATTACGAACTTAAATGGATACAACGCGAATGCTTTCATAGATCACACCAATGTTAATTTAACGGCAGGTGCTGGATTAACCGGTGGCGGGAATATTGCGGCTAACAGATCATTCGCGGTAGGAGCTGGAACTGGTGTTACCGTAAACGCTAACGATGTTGCGATCGGTCAAGATGTGGCAACCACATCTAATGTTACATTTGGTAGCGTGAAGATTGGTACATATTGGACTATAGAAGCAAGTGGGCAAGATTTAATATTCAGGCATGGAACAAGCAGGCGCTTTAAGATGGATGCTAATGGTAGCTTCACCGCAGTTGATGATATAGTAGCGGTAGGAACAGTATAACATGGTACTTCAATCTTCTGGTCAAATAACATTAGAAGATATTCAAGGTGAGTTTGGAGGAACGGCTCCTCACTCCTTAAAGGAATACTATGGTGCGACTTCAACTATACCATCAAGCGGTGAGATCTCTATAAAAGATTTTTATGGAAAATCTGCGTTTACCGGACCAGTAACACAACTTATTACTACATCTATCAGCAACTTTACTCCTGCGGTTGATGGCTGGGATTCAGCAACCGTGTACGTAATAGGCGGCGGTGGTGGCGGGGGAGGTAGCAACGATAATGATGCTTCTGCCGCTGGTGGAGGAACTGCTGGCGGAACTGCTATAAGACATTATACAAATTTAACCGGTGCTAGCATAGCGGTAGGTGCTGGTGGTGGTGTTCAAGTTCCGTCTGGAGGTTATAACGGAGACTCAAAATACGGTTATAATGGAGGCAATAGCACATTTACTCCATTTAGTGGTTCAACCGCGAAAGATGCGGGTAGCAGTAATACCACAACTCTCACGGGTGGCGGTGGATATGGAGGCTCTGCCGAGCATGGAAGCAGGAAGGGTGCGACAGCTCCATCTAGGCCTGGAGGGAGTGCATCCGGAGGTTCTACAAACTATAGTGGCCAAGCTTCGGGAGGAATACCGGGTCCTAACAGTACAACAGTTGCTGGTTCCGGAACTTCAGTGAGTTTGACCGGTCAATTAACTAGTTACAGTTACCCGAATCAGGGTGAACATACTTTCGCTGCAGCGCATGCTGCTCCAATTCCTTCCAAGCCGTTAGACTTTACTAATACTTCTCAAACGTATTATCTTAACGGCAGTCTTTCATCAGCCGGAGTTATAAACTCTTATATTAACTTATCTAATGGTTTCCAAGGTGGTAGGGGAATGGGCAGTCAACAGTATCAGCTTCCTTCAGCCGGTGCTCCTAGAGGAGCTGGAGGTGGGGCAGTATCTTGGACTGGACCAGCTGGATACCAATCATCTTATAGACCGGGCGTCGGATCTGCCGGTTGCGTTGTAATTGTTTATAAAGGAGGCGCGCCGACTACTCCTGCAAGTGTAAATACTTATACATTTACTGCGGATCGCTTAGAAGCAGAATTATATTACATAGCAACTGCAAATGGTTGGAATGGTAATGATGCACTAACGGTGAATATTAATTCTGGTGTTTATCTCTGGTCAGATACTGTTGGTGCCGCGGCATTAACTATTGCGGGGTCTTATCCCAACGGACTTACAATAAATAACTACGGCTATATAATGGGACGTGGAGGAGACGGTGGTCTAGGAGAACAAGTCGGCGGAAACGGATCACCGGCTGTATCAAACTCATCATCTAATGTTACTATTATAAATCACAACGGAGCTTACATCGCTGGTGGCGGCGGTGGCGGAGGAGGAGGTAACGGCGGAGAACCACAATCACGAGGCGGCGGTGGAGCAGGTGGTGGACTAGGTGGGTCTGGTGCAAGTCCTTTACCGGGGCAAGCTTCATCTAGTTACACTCTTGATGGTGGACAACAGCCAGATACTACTATCCCTGGAGCACAAGCCGGTGGGATCGGCGGGCCTCATAGGTATGACGAAGGTAGCTATCCTTCTCAAACAGGCGGTAGAGTTCTGCCCGGAACCGCCAGTTCTGGAGGTAGTCATGTATTTGAAACCGGATCAGGCAATCAAAGAAGTTATCAATGGGTTGGCGGTGGCGGCGCCGGACAAGCTGGGACTAACGCAACTATTACGGGTCAAGGTGGCGGCGGTGGTGGCTGGGGTGCTGCCGGTGGTGTTGGTAAAAATAGTAGAGCTGGAGGTGCGGCTGGCGCAGCAATTTCAGGAACTTCTGTTAGTCTTACGAATAACGGAACAATCTATGGAGCAACATAATGAAACTCCTAGTCTTAGATGATAATATAATCTCAAACATTATAGTAGTAGATAGTGACTGGGTTCCTGCCATAAATGAAAGATTCTTTGTTCAAGGCAACCCACAGATTGGATACCTCTATGATTCTGAAAATCAAGCATGTTATGATAACGAAGATAGATATGACTATCTGGCTAATCTAATTACTTCTTGGGTTCTGGATGAGAACTGGAACTGGAAAGCACCGGTAGATCCAGACAGGTCTCAGACACATGACTCGGATGGTAATAGAATGCAGATTGTAGAATGGAACGAAAGTACTTTATCATGGGATGTGATAGAAGTAAGAGACTCTTTAAATGATCCCTGGAGGCTAGCTTAAATGGCAATAACTAAGGGACTTACCGACTTCTTTAGGATGGCCTGATGTAACTTGGCCAACGCCACCGCCCTAAAGTCAATAGAGTACTTCGGTATAAATATTATTTTAAATTAAGTGAGATTATTATGATTGAACATGAAACACAGTATATTCCTATTTTTCCAACAATGTTAACTAGATCACGAGCTCCGTCATCTATAGTAAACGATGATCTTTTTGATAAGATTTTAGACATTGAATGGGTTGAGCATCTTGGAAAAGAACCAAGTAACAACAATGGTCTTTTAAGTTCCAGTAATAGAGTGTTAGAAGATTATGATTTTCTTGAAGACTTAAAGGTTTGGTTAGATGTACAAGTAATAAACGCTTATGACAAATGGGGTATAGTTAAAACTGCTACTCCCTATATTACTCAAAGCTGGTTTACAAAAACCGAATCAAGTAAAAGTTTACACAGACATAACCATCCTAATAGCTTAATGAGCGGAGTCGTTTATATCAGAGCAAATGAAGATCTAGATCATTTATTCATATCAAAGCCTTATGTTTTCCCTACTCTAGATTTTTTAACTCAGCAAGAAAACGAATTTAATTCACAGACTATTAAATGTACGGTTGGTACCGGAGATTTAATAATGTTTCCTTCAAATTTAGAGCATTGGTTCAATTCAGTTGAGCATAATGAAACACGAATAAGTTTGGCATTTAATACATTTATAGAAGGAAGTCTTGGTGATGAAGTTAGGCTCACGCATCTTTCAATTAAAAAGTGATAAAGTTAAGTTTGTTTGTGCTATGAAAGAAGTTATGGAGTGGATGCCTATCGTTAAAACTTCTCAGATACAAAGAGACTGGTTAAAAAAACTTGCTTCACAAAAAGATATTATCGATGGAAATGGCAGAGCGCGTTCAGCGTCCAGATGTCCTGGTATCGTAAAAGTAATACAGGAAGGCTGGGTGGTTAAATCCTTTTGTGATGTAAAAATCACGATTGAAAGTAACAAAGATTGGAGTTGGCAATCAACCGTACCTCTAATGATTGATAATTCGGCTGGAGAACTAGTTACTTCTCATTATGACGAAAATATGTTTTCACACATGGAAAACTTGCCTAAAAATTCTTTTCCACATGTTTTAAAATTTAATACTCCTTGGTATGTTCATCTTCCAAAAGGATATAGGTTACTACAGCTGCCGGTCCCATATGTTGATGAAAATAGATTTACGCCTTTACCCGGCTTATATGAGTATGACTTAGGATTAAATAGTATCAATATTCCTTTTGTTTTACACACAAAAAGAGGTGAGGTTAACATTGAAGCAGGAACACCATTGGTTCAGTTGATTCCAATAAAAGAAGAAAAAATTCAGATGGATATGATTTCACTTAATGATAATAAAAAATATAAAGACATGTATAACATTAAGATGTTAAGTGAGTTCAATACTTTTACAAAACGTTCCTACTCAGACATAAGAAGATTTTGGAAGTCGTATAAATAGTTTATAAATATACTAAAAAGTAGAGTTGACATATGGCACAATACGAAGACTTTTCAATAGATGCAGGAACTGATGTAACTATTAGACTCGAGCTGTTTAATCCAGACGGTAGTAGAAAGATATTGAACATGGCTGATTCGGCTGGTAATGGTATAGTACCAATGTTCCTAGTGAAAGCTCAGGCCAAAAAATCTTTCACATCAACAGATTCAGATGATATCATAACTTTTACTACGACTACTTTACAACCGGGAAATGAAGAAAATATAGCTCAGATTAGTTTATCAAATCTGCAAACAATGAGTATGAAAAAAGGTCGGTGGGTCTATGATGTTGAGCTTCATGCAACAGATAGTGATCAAAATATCATTTCTATTGAAAGAATACTCGAAGGCAAACTGACTATTAACCAAAACGTAACAACTATATAGGTGATTGATGACTGAAGCTATAAAAATTGTTTCAAACAGAACCATTGTAAGAAAGATTACTATTGGTACACCTATTCCTACGGTTAAAAGTTTTACCATTGATACGAGTATCGGTTCTTTGACGGATGTTGGAGCCAGTCTAGAAGATGGTCTTAAAGACGGAAGTGTTTTAGTCTATGATGCTTCATTAGGTAAATTTATTGTTAAGAATATTCTTATAAAGCATAGACTCGATGGTGGAGGTGATACGCCCGCCGAAGATGATGGCTTACAGCCGGGTGAACTGGATTCAGATGGACAAAGTGGTTTTAGAATAGACGGTGAAACGTTCTAACCTTATAAATAGATAAAATTCTGTTTAAAAAGGTTTATTTATGTCAGGTACGTTAATTCAGATCAAAAGATCCGGCGTTACTCTAGAACCGCCATCTTTGAGAATAGGTGAATTAGCTTATTCTTTTGCAGACAGCTCACGAAAACTTTTCATTGGTGTTGGAAACTATAATCCTGAAACTCAGGTTGCTGACAGTATTCATGTAATCGGTGGAGAATTCTACACTGATCTTTTAAGTGGGACACCGGGAATATCATTTGCCGATAAATTTCTTCGTTTAGGAGACAGTAGAAATACTGACTTCTTGATGCTTGACTCCGGTCTTGTCTTACCCGTTGGAGCAAATGATACAAGAATTAATATACTTGGATCTGTTAGGTACAACACTCAAGAACAATCTTTTGAAGGCTATGACGGTTCAGTATGGAGTAGCCTGGGTGGTGTTAGAGATGTCGACCAAAATACTTTTATCAGAGCAGAAATAGCACCAAATGTAGACAACAATGATCTTGACTTCTTCACGGCGGGATCATTTAGGTTACAGATCACAGAAACTGGACAGATAGTAGCCGCTCCAGTTTACACACCTGATAGCTCACAGTCTCTTACAACTAAAAACTATGTCGATAACGTCAAAGCCGGTAGACCAACGGATTATATTTCTGATGCTCAAACTTCTTATGGAAGAACTGACAGTAATGGTTGGGCGGATGGAGCCTTTAAAGGTTTTAGAGACTCAGATAAAGTGGTTGATGTTCTAGATGGTTTAAATGAAGCTATCAATAATGTTAGAAACAACGTCTTTGTTAGAGATCTTACATTTACCGCAAATCCAACTTCAGGTGGTTCTGGTTTCACAACTACTCTTACAGTTGCTAATGACGGCAATCCTAATAGGTATGATATTGACTGGGGTGACGGTGCTATCGATAGTGATGTTTCAGTAACTGGAACATTGACTCATACTTATGACGATACTACTTTTAGCCCAGCAACCATTAAAGTAAGAGCTTACAACACGGCCGCTTATGGAACCGGTAGTGAAAATACTCGTGTTATGCCAGATTATATTACGATCTACACCGTCGATCCGGTTGCTAACTTCAGACTTTATAGGAGTTTAGAAGGCAATGATCTAGTAGATAGTACTCAAGCTTATGTTATTGAAGGTAACTCTTTATATCTTGAAAATACCACTACAAACACAGTTGTTTCAAACTCTGAAGGTCAATCAGTCGAAACTTATACCATGCTTTGGGCTGATGGTACTCCTTTGGTAAATATTGATAGTGATACACTTCCGGGTGGTGTTCAAGGAGCAAGACTTCAGCATACATGGGCAGTTGGTACAAACTCTGGTACTGGAATGGATGTCACGAGGTTAACATTGGCATCTCATAGCACAGCCGACCCAGCAGTTATTCCGAACAGTAAAGAACTACCTCTTAAAGTATATGATCCAAATATCGCACCTCCTGAAGGACTTACTTTTAAAACAATATCCATGAATACTACAAGTGGATTAAATCCAACATTAGCTTATTCATTTACAGATAATACTACCGGAGCAGTTTTAACCGCTGGATCTCCAGTTTCAAGAGTTGCTGGTAACGCCGGTACGGCTGAATCTTCAGTTCTATCTCAATTATCAAATGGTGGAAAGACCGGAAATTTAAGAGCTTTAATCGACAACGTGACTGATGGCTCTAAGATCATGACGACCGATGATAACTCAGGTATATATCAGTCATTAGTGATTACACAAAACTCTGATTTTCAATTATTTGATCAATCCGGAGATCCGGTCACCTTTCAAAACAGCATCTATCATCCGGATCTTTACTCAGGGTTTAAAGCTAAGATTTCCACATCCGTTTCTGCACTTACAACAGGTCTTCATAGCTTTGAGTTAAATCATTCTATAGTCGGTAGCACAAATAAGATTGAGTTTGTAAAAGATGATCTTACCGATGTTCCAACTGTAACCGGCGCATCCCTTTCTCTTGTTAATAATGGAACACTTAGATATATTTCCGGTATACCATACTTTAATACTGGTGGTAGTGTAGTAGTAAGTGGAGCACAGGTTCAAGACTTTATAGGTCAGGCTTATAATAATACTACTAATGTTGTAAGTGTTCAGTCTGGAACAAACTATGAGGGCACCAGCTCAAATGCTATACAGAATCATAACTTTACTTATGCTGAAATAGATGGTGCTACTACTTTCTTAAATGGTGGTATACCGATAGCAGACACCGGAAAAACAATACCGTATGCTTTAGGAGATCTTTCGGTTGATATAAACCAAAGCAACGTGAGAACTGTTGAAGAATTGCAAATAAGAGCTACTAATGTTAACGGTAACGGAAACTTTGCACCTATAGCTGGCAAATTAAATGTTCATAGTAGATCTCAATACGGAATTAGTGAGATTGCAATATCAGTAAGTCCTGCTTTAGGCCAAACATACACTGATAATGGTGTTAGGATTTTTGACCTTGCTAGTCTCAATATAAATACTCCTAGTTACACGGGATCTACTAACTTTTATACTAACAATATATACACAGAAGCTGCTGATCCTGGTGTAGCTGGAACAAAGGAAGCAACTTTAAGATTTGGAGAGATTAAACACGACGTAACTGATTACTCAACGGGTTATCTGCCAATAGGTCCAGATCGATCTGGAGACACGGGTACTCAGTACTTTACATTTGCATTTAGAAGAACGGTTGTTGCTAATTTTACTATTAATATTACGAGTGACACAAACGGAGTGGCAGGACTATTCATAGCAGCACCAGGATCAACCATCGATAATACAAGTTCACTTAATGGATGGTTAGACTGTTCAATACAATATGCTGGTTCAGGTGTTCCTGGTGTGAACACTGGATCAGGAGGAAACGGATCAAACGGATGTGCACAAACAGGATCAGACTTAATACTACCAAACACCCAGCTAAACGGTGCTTACACTATGACTCTCGGTTCAGAGAATATGACTAATGCTACAGGAAATGTTGTTCTTGTTAGAATAGCATTGAACGCAAACCAAAAGATAACAGCCTTGAATATTTCATAAGGATCGAGAATGGCGATAAGCGATAATCAAAAGATAGACTATCTATTTAAGAAACTCGGTTTCGGTGTTTCTAAAACTGATACGAATTCTATTAAGAATGCCACGAATGAGGATATAGCAAGTCCACTTCTTTTAAGAGGTGACAATCTTTGGACGGATGCAGATTTAATTCCAAATATAATTCCTTCGTCTAACAGTAACGTAATTAAAGTATACAGTGATGCTGTAGGAACTGAAGCAACACTAGAAACTACTGAAGATACTACGGCTACACCCAATAGAACATGGAAAACCGGAATCTCAAACTGGATTCCACCACAGTTTGGATCAACTTATCAATTAAAAGTTTACATCGACTCTGCTGGTGCTTCTGCTCCTCAGTCAACCGGAACTCAGATATTTGCCAGCGGATCCGGAAACAATGACGAGTGGTTTTTTGATTATCAATCGGGTGTCTTACATTTTATTGGTGATAATCTACCCGGTGGTATTGCTGGAAATGTAATATATGTTTCTGGTGCTGCTTACATCGGTAAGACTGGAAATAACTTTACTACCTTAAATGTTGATTCAGCAAACATAGCAAGAGCGACCATCCTTGATGCTCAGTTTCCATTAGGAATAACTGTTAAGGATCTTACTGTTACTGACTCTGCATACTTAAAATTTGCTGATATTGACTCCGCATTTATCGATAGACTTGTTGCAGACTCAGCAACCATAACAAATATAACTATTGACTCAGCAGACATCAATATCTTAAATATTACCGTTGGTGGTAGAATTCAGGGTCAAGAAAATCTTATTATTGATCCAAGAGCAATCGGTGATAACACGGGTAGAGTAATCATCAAGGGTGACCTCATGGTCGAGGGCCTTGAAACAATTGTTAATTCTACTACCGTAACTATGAATGATAAAAATCTCGTACTTGCGGATTCTGCACCAGATTTAGCATTTACGGATGGAGCTGGTATCATTATAGCACCAGGAATTTCTGGAGCAGCTATTAGATATGATCAAAATAAAGATAGATGGATATTAAATAGAAGTCTTGAAGGTAATAACTACGGAAGCCCTGGAGCAGGAATTTACTTTGATTCCGGTAATTTCTACAAGTTAACAACTAATCATATAGAAATTGGTGACGTAATTACCGCGAGAGATATCAGGATTACTAGTCCAAATGTTATTCAAGGTGGTATTCTTACTATAGGTGATGACGATTCTATTTCCACTATACAAGATATAAAAGTACAACAGTATAAGTCAAGCCTTCATCCTGATCTAAAAGGAAACGGTTTCTTAGCAATGAGGGAACTCATTGAGGATTCTGGTTACTATAAACTAACAGTTGATCAAGATTCGGATATGGTGAAGATAGTCGGTGGATTTAAAGCCGGAATATATTCAAATCTTCCAGTAGGACAGTATGTACAATCCTATCCATACCAGAAAGATAGTAACAAGTTAGATTTTTATGGTATTGAATATAACGCAGATTCAAATTTAATTAGATTAAATGCTCAAAATACTATCATTAGAACTTCGTTCAGTGCAGATAGTATGAGAGGAAAAGATTCAGCCTTTGCATTTCAAATTTTAACAGCCAATGATAGTACTCTCTTCAGTGTTGCAAGAGATGGTACAATTAACTTTGGTGGTGCTCTTGAACAGAACGGTGCTGATTTTATTGGCGGTGGTGCATTTACAACCGTCACAGAAGCAAATGATTCAGGACAACCCGGTGACATATATTTTGTAAGAGACGAAGAAAAATATGGAGGCGCCGCTAACTCCATTAATGGTTATGGATTTGTTGGTATTCAAACCAGAAATCCGAGGTATGAGCTTGAAGTTGCAGGTACCTTTCAGGTCGCTGACAGCATTGATCTAGTAAACTACGCTCTTAACAGAGCACTTTTCCCATATGCATCTCAAGCTGCTACTGGGAAAAAACACGATGATGATACGAAAGGTCGCATGACCTTTATTCCACAAGCGGCGATGTTTAGAGCCGGTGAATTTGGTGATAGTCATTATAACGTGAATGTTATGGGTCAATTCTCTACTGCACTCGGTAAGAAAACAATTGCTGGTGCTGTAGGTAATAACCAAGCTGGTGAAGGACAATTTGCTGCTGGTTGGTTAAGTACTGCTGCTGGTAACTACAGCGTAGCAATTGGTAGAGAAAATACTACGGTTTCTGATCGTGGAACTGAGAACACTGACAATCTATTCTTAGGTAGTCGTAACATTGCTAACTATGCAGCAGGTCCTGGTTCTTATGATAGAATGACATCTATTGGTCATGAGAATAAAATAAAAGCTGCTGATGGTCTTATTCTTGGTACTGATAATAATATGCAAGGCTTTAGAAGTGTTATCGTAGGTGCCGATAACGTTTTAGGTGACAGTTCAAAAGATGGCCAATCAACTAGTCCTTTTGATGGCGGCTCAGGCACAGTTATTATTGGTAATGATAACGTTGTTCCAAATAGAAACACTTATGTTTTTGGTAGACAAAACACTCTTGGTGGAACTGATGCTACAACAGGTGAGGCATTAACTAGATTTGGTAATGCCGGAATAAGTAATTATGTGTTTGGTGAGCTTAATACTGTTGGTAATAACGCTGACCAAGTTTCAATTTTTGGTAACCAAAACATAGTAAATGCCGATGAAGGTAAAGCTTTTGGTAGTCAGATTACAATTGATTCTGATATGTCTCAATCAATTGGATTTAATTTAAGTTCACAGCCGGTTTCAGTTAAAGCCCCAAGAATTATGTCTATCCAAGGGGGTAATGTTATCATCGGTGAAGACAGCGACAAGTTTAGTGACTATGATGGAAACTTATACGTAAAAGGTGATATTATACTAGGTGGTCAGTTGTTGACAGAGGGCTTGCCCGGTGTTCTTTCAAGCGGTACACCTTTCGTTGATGATGGACTTTCTGTTACTAACACTGTTGGTCGTCCAGTAGGTATCAACACTTCTGCTCCAAGACATGCTTTAACGGTATCAGTTTCAAACTATCCTGCACCTCAAGGAATAATAGTAGAGGGATCAATTCAACCATTTGATCCAAGAGATACTTTGGGTGACTCGGATATATTTGATTCCACTAATACTAGCTGGAACAGTAGAAACAGCCTATTTAGTTTCATACCTCAGCTTGGAACTTTAATTGCTGGAGATTTTCCAGCCGGAAAGGCCGGGTTCGAAAAATATCTTAGCAATGGAGCTCTTGGTGTAAGAGCAATTTCACTTGGTCAAAATAATAGAGCGAATGCTTTAAACAGTGTTGCCATCGGTAACAATAATATTATCTATCGTGGACCAGATTCTGAGAATGCTTCTTCAATACTAAGTAAAAATACTTACTTTATAGGACATAGCAACGAAGCAGACAGTGCTATGAGATCTCCCGCTGGAGACAACTATGTTCTTGGTAATACAAACAGGTTTATGGGTAACACCAATAACTCTTATGTTATAGGTCAAAACGCTCGCTTAGAAGATGTATCCGGTATAGTTGCTATCACGGCAGGATTTGAAAGACTCAATAATGGCGGAACGGTTCTTGGAAAAAGTGCACTACAAATAAACATTGATTCCAACCCCATGGACAACACTAAAGTTGGTATCGGTAAAGACAGCGCGCAATATGCTTTGGATGTTAGAGGTAGCTTAAAGATTGACAGTGGAGGTCAAATCTTCGTAGGATCCAAGACCATCAAGGAATTCTTAGGATTCGGTGAACCAACACTAAGTTCAGGATCAGATGCTATAATTGGATCTGAAACAGACCCGATTGCTCCTGAAGGTAGAGTTTCTAACATAGTTGCTATTACTTTTGATCAGACTGAGCAGTCACCTAAAATTGCTGGGACTAGAACAAATGTTGCTAGAATTACTACATTCTTCCCTTACGCAGACTCAGACAGAAGCATACTTCTTACCGATAACAACGCCACTAATATACTAGCTAAGTTTAATGGAGTTGATGTTACTCAAGATTCTTCTGTTGCAATCAGATTAAAAGGATTTGATTTAGTTGAAGATGTAGTTGGAAACCATATAACATTAAGTGATGATAGTTTATCCGATTTAGGTAGAGTAGGTAAACAGGTCTTATTGTTTGTTGAGCCTATAGATCAATTTAACTTCATGGTCAGGATGGACTCTCATAAAGGACCTGGATTACAGGCTGGAACCGGAGACAGTAATTTTAATAATGTAGCTGGTGTAGGCGGAGGTTTCCAAGACGGCGATTCTGGTGTACTGGCTAAAGTATTCTATATTCCCGCATCAGCACCAAGAATTATAGATCCGTCTTTAACTACTGCTGGTGATCTTTTCGTTAAGGGTGAAAACGCAATTGGACCAACAATTGATCTCAGCGCAGATTCAAGAGGTCTTACTTTTGCTGCAGGAAACTTGAAGTTTACAACACCGGTTGTTGTACCAGCTGGAGAAAGATACCCTTCTGAAGGTGGTGATATTAGACTTGGTGGAAGAACCACTAACAAACGACAAACATTCTTGTTTGATAGTACAGGGTTACAATTAACATCTGGAATCGTTGCAGACAGCGCAACATTTACTAACGGACTACAACTCGTAAATGATAACTTCCTTATAGATGGTCTATCATTTGATTCTTATGCGGTCAGAACAGACGGAAAAATCATCGGGGCGGTAACTGAATTCCTCGATACAGACTATGTACAGGCTAGAGTCTTTGCTTCTTCTTTCTTCAGGCATCATCAAGATGCTCTATACTACTATCCTGAAAGTGCGCCGTTTAATAGACCAGTTCTTTTAGGCATGTCACCGGATAACAGCATCTTTACTGGACTGTTAGGAAGATTGGATAGATCAAACTATACCATCAATATGATGGCAAGAGAAGATAATGGTGCCATCGATGTCAAAACAAGCGCTTCATTTGGTGGTTCGACAGCTGATGCTATCGGTAATAAGATCGGTACATTCTCTCCATCTCCGATAGTAGGTTTGGGTCTTCCTCTTCCTGATCACGTTGATGTTAACAATAATATCGTTCCGACCACTGGAAGTCTTCCGAGCCCCATAAATGTTGATGGTAAACCTTTCCCAACTCCGGCTTTCTTAAGACAAGACGGATACATCGATAAAAAATATATTAATGATAATATTGCTCTTACTACGGCTCAGTTACAACAAGTAGTAGATGATGCATTTATGAAGGCCATAATAGACAGCGCATATATTCTTTCAGCTGCTAATGATAGTTCGGAATGGCAAAGAAGAGAAAACACTCTGTTTTTTGGAACATTCCCCAGTGTTTCACATGTTAAGGTTGGTATTGGAACTGCAGATCCACATCGTAAGTTCCATGTCAACGGTGACCTACTGATTGAAGACTCCGCTCTATTCGAAGGACCATTAACTGTTCAAGGACGTAAGATCACAGTCGATGAGATATATCGTTATCAGTTTGATGGAACTGCCGCCGGTTCAACATTAGTAAAAACAGATAGTGATGATCTACTTAAAATTGGAAGAAATGCTGGAGGAGACTTCTTTTCTGTCGCCGATGCTAAAAATCAAGCAATTCAAGATCAGAGTGACGGAATAGCCGTCACAACTTCTCTCGATGATGGTGTTAAGACGGTATCTCGGTTCGCTCGCTTATATAGAATTGATCAGTTTGGTGATTCTCATGATCTAACCTTTAGGTTAGGTGGTACTGGCGCTTCTATTGGTAGTACTACTAATTTTGGTTCATATGATGCTTACTACACCGATGATGGTGGTGTAAACAATATACTCTTTATTAAAGCTTCATCACTTGATTCTTCAGACTATAATGTTATTATCAATGATTATGATCTTCAGGGTGGAATTCTTAACTTTACTCATAACAATACTGATATAAACGGTGGTAAGTCTTTAGATTATAATACGACTTATTCTGAAGTACGCGTTTTAGAATCAGATGGAACGACCGTAAGAAAAGATTTCACGGTACTCAGTGGAGTTACTCTAGATAGTGCTAGAGGATTTAGTTTCCCGGCCTTTGATAGTTTACACTTAAATGATATAATTGAAATTTATGACAGAAGTTCTAAGATTAGTAGTTCTCTCACAGTTGTTGGGGATACTATACTCGGTGAAGTTCATCCTTCCGGAGCAACCGGAAGCAGGCTGACTTATATTAAAGATGCGTTGTTGGTAGACGATAGCACAACTTTAAATAATAATTTGACTATTAGTCCAAACGGGATTGTTCATCTGGATGATGCAACTCTTAATATCACTGGCACACAAACGTCTACCATCTCAGCTAATCTTCATGTTGCTTCACCTGCATCAACGTTCATTATTGATCCAAGTGTTGACTTTACTTTCCCTAATGCTGCAGGAAACCTGAGATCAAACGTTGATGACCATATTACCAGAGTTGTTGATTCAAACTACATTGGATCAAGACTGCAGACTGTATGGAACTTCTTTGATGATTCCGTAGGTAATCAGTACATCTACTATAAGAGAGGCTCTACTAACGGTCAAGTTGTAATAGGTGATCAAGATGCTCCAGTTCTAGGTGATAGCGATACGAAGTTCTTCGTACAAAAAGGTAACGTTGTATTTAATAACGAACAAACTTGGGATGGCCTATTCGGTACTGAAACCGAAGACATAGTTCCGGATTTTGGTACTTCTGCTAGACATGGAAATACATTCTCTGGCGCTAGGATGATGTGGATACCACAAAGAGGAGCATTTAGAGCTGGTGCTATAGATGGAGCAGCCGTTCAATGGAGTGATGAAGAAGTTGGTAGAGCCTCTGTAGGTATAGGTTATAATACTTTATCAACTGACTTCAGTGTTGCTTTAGGTTACAATGCTCAAGCTGGTAACATGGGTCCTGGTTCACCAAGAAGATCTAGAAGAACTAATAATGCTGTTTCTATCGGTCATACCATTGATGGACAGAGTGAAAACGGTGTAGCTATCGGTAGATCGATTGGTCATAGTTATCAAAGATCAAACAACGTATCAATCGGTAAAGATATAGTTAATACGTATTCAGATGGAACTGTTGCTATAGGTGATGATATTACCTCTAGCAGAGGCGTTGCTATCGGTAAAGATATAAGCACGAGTACTATTGGATCGTTTAATACCGCTATAGGGTATAAGTCTACTGCTCAAAGAGATGGTGCAGCAATAGGTTATAATGTTACTGCTAGCTACGGTGGTGTAGCTATCGGTAAAACAGCCAGTGCTTCTGCTCAAGGAACTAACATCGCTATTGGTAAAAACGTCGGTGGGTCCCGAGGCGGGGTGTATATAGGTGAATACGCATCTGGTTCATATGGCGGTGTAGCAATTGGTAAATCTGTACAAGCTCATGGTGGAAATGCAGTTGCCATCGGTAACAGCCAGACAGCTGGTGATAGATTAGTGCAGAACGTGGCTGTTGGCTACAACAACAATGTTTCTGGTGGTGTGGTTGTTGGTCTAAGTAACGTAACTTCAGCAAGACAAAATCATGTTATACTCGGTATTTCAAACAAGGGATACGCATCTACTTATGGTGCCGGCGCTTCACCAAATATCATTATTGGAAGTACCAACACCGCAAACGGAAGAGGTGGAGCTACTATAATTGGTGTGAGCAACACCACGGCTGGTCCTAACTCTTTCATATTTGGTTCAACTAACCGTAACGTAGGTAATGGAACTGGTTACGGTAGATCGATAGTATTAGGTTATAATAACCAAAACTTAGATCCTCGATACGGAAATATTATTGCTATAGGTGAAGGAAACAGCAATAATACTCCTCCTCAATTATACTATTCCGGTGAAGGCACCTATATCGGTAGATATAATAGTAGCAACGATGCTTCACACATCTTTGGTAATAGCAACACTGGCAATAAGAGAGCATACATATATGGATCCGGTAACATAAATGCTAATTCTTCGATAGCCGGTAACCGCTACAATGGTTCTTATGCTTACATGTACGGTAGAGCAAATACCGTTAATAACGGAGGATATACATATGGTGCTTCGAATGAAGCTCTAAACAACGGATATGCTTTCGGTGTAGGAACTAAGGGTAGCTACGGCGGTCTATCATTTGGTATGCTGGACAGCGCAACTAATGGCGGTATTTCTTTTGGTCACAGTAACTGGGTGGATGGCTTAGGTCAAAGCGAACCTACTCTAGCATTCGGGTATAACAATACGGCTACTCTTTCGGGTATAGCTTATGGTGAAAATAATACTGTTTCAAATGGAGGTATGGCTCTAGGTGGAAATAATACGGCTACAGCCTTTAGAGCTCTTGCACTTGGTAGTGGAATTAACGTAACTGGTCAAAACTCAGTAGGTATTGGTTTATCAAACGTTAATTCAGGAACAGTCTCCACATCCAACACTCTTTCCATAATGGGTGGACAAGTAGGAGTAGGAGTAACATCGGTACCACCAGCTTATAAGATGGAAATCGGAGGAACCGGCCTTAACGTCTCGGTCACCGGTGATTATTATAGAAGAGGTGTAAGACTCTATGATTATATTCAAAATGATGTAACACCCAGATCTTACGTAAGATTCCATGCTGATTCAAATTACATCCACAGCGCCGTTGATACTCCTTATCTAAGAACCGCTCTTCCACCTCAATTCTTCTTTGCGAGTAATTTAAATACTAACAACGTTGAGTTCACTGGATCTGGTTCAGTCGGTATCGGTAGAGCAAACAGTAACGCATCGAAATATAAGCTGGATGTTCTTGGAAACATAAACTATACTGGTGCTCTTTATCTAAACGGTGATAAAATTATACCATCAACCGATTCAATAGGTGATGTATATATTAATCATTATCAGCAATACTATCAAATCGGCCCAGACAGTGCTGAAGAATATTTTGATTCTGCGTATGTTGCACAACGTCAACAAATGTTTGGTATGTCTGTTGGACAAACAGTACAACAAGTAATCGATCAAACTTATATTACTGGTACTATTGATAGAAGTCTATTCCTTGACTCTGCTGAAGCACTTCAACTCATTAATGAAAATACTGGACTACTTGTCGGTGAAACAATAGCATTTAAGCATGATCCAAGTAATAGTAACACAGTATCTCTTGTACCTGATCTAACAAAAATGCCACTAGGCGTCAAGGTTGCTATCGGTAAAACAGCCAGTGTTCTTGGACCTACGTTGGATATTCTTGGTAATCAGGTAATCGATGGTGACCTTGATGTTACTGGTGAACTTACTGTTAACGGTGAAGCAATAGTTTCTAAAACACTATTTAATCAGGCTGCAGGCGGCACTGTTTACGTAGAAAACGAAAACATTATGATTAGCAAGGGTGCTCAGCCATCTACACTAATCCCATCTCATGTTCTTGAAGTTGTTGGTGACATAAGTGCTGATCAACTAAAGATACAAGGTAATGATATACTTGATATATTCGATTCTGCATATGTTATCGAAAGACAGAAGCTCATAGATTCTGAACTTACCGGAAATATGATAGATTCTGCCTACATAAGATTCAGAGCTGATTCAAATTATATCTTAAGTGTAGCTGACAGCGCATACATTACCCATATCTTAGGTAGTGGAGTACCGGGTTCAATAGTTCCAGGCGTTGATGTCAACGGTGATCCAGTATATGATCTAGGAAGTCCAACAAATAGATGGCGGGACTTATATCTAAGCGGAACTTCAATTAATATTGGTGGAGCAGTATTCAGTACTCTTGAAGATAATACTGTTTCAATCACGGATAGCGCCGGTAATCCTTCTAAGATTAGAGGAATTGATTCCGATGCTGCTATAGCATTCATTGATTCTGACTATGTTCAAACTCGAGCAAACGCTACCTACTTAAAAACAATTATTGATTCAAGCTATGTGCAGCAACTAGTAGATTCAAGCTATGTGACTGCTATTACTAATGAAACGTATATTAGATCTCACGCTGACAGTGCTTGGATCACTTCTATAGCTGATTCCGCACATATACGAGGTATAGCTGACAGTGCTTGGATCACTTCTATAGCTGATTCCGCATATGTTCTTAATATAGCCGATAGCCAATATATTTCAAGTATTGCTGATTCTGCTTATATCTCGTCTGTAACTGGTATCGGATCAAGGGCAGTAGATTTTGGCGGGTTCCCGATCATATTCAGTAATGCTTATGCTACTGAAGGCTCTATGCCAAACGCCGGTAGCAGACCAGGTAACTTTACGCTCAATACTACTACTAATAAACCATTTGTTTCATTTAACGGTTCATATAATAGAATCGCTCTTAAAACTGACCTTGATTCCGATATAAGTGTTCTAAGATCTAAAATAGATTCTGATGTAAATGCTATAATTGGTGGTGCGCCTGAAGCTCTTGATACACTGAAAGAACTATCAGAAGCCATAAATAATGATTCAAACTTCTATGCCACTATTACGGCTCTTGCAACTTCAGGTGTAGATTCAGAAGCAACGATAGCTCTCATTGACTCGGCGTATGTACTTGCTAGAAGTCCACAGTTTGATTATATTACTCTAATTGACTCAGCATATGTTCAAGCGAGACAACTTCCGGGAACAGATTCTGAAGCTGTTATAGCCATCATAAATTCTAATCCGACTCTTGATTCGGCTGCTACAATTTCTCTTATTGATTCAGCCTATATTAATGCAAGAGTTTCAACCGTTGATTCTGCTCAAGTTCTATCAATAGTTGATTCATCTTATATCCTATCAATCACTGGTTCAGGACTTGGTGGATCTGGATCCGGAGGCGGCACCTCTCTGGTAGACTTTAACTATATAGCCACAGCCAATCAGTCTTTGTTTACTGGATCTGATGCTGACGGATCTTTACTATCGTATGATCCAAGTACAGCAACTATCGTAAGTGCGAATGGTATAACACTTACCAGAGGAGTTGATTATACACATGTTGATAGTTCATCGATAAGCTTTACTGTTGCAAGAGATTTAGGTGATGAAATCACTATCTTCACGACTAAGAAAGCTTCTGATGCTGGATCTAGTGGATCTAGTGGAACAACTAGTACGATAATATCTACTTCATCTACTACAATCTTTGATAGAACAATACACAGTAATAACTTTAAGTCAATTGAATACACCGTTCATATGGAAGACAGCAGCTTAGGTCATACACAAATAACTAAGCTACTTGCTACATACAATAAATCACAAGTGTTTAGTACTCAGTACGGCACAGTAAGTACATTTGCCGGTGACAGTGATCTCGGTGTAATTGATGTGGTGGAGACTGGTGGACAGATTCAACTAACATTGACGAAAGCGAATGGAACAGGAACAGTTAGAGTAGTATCGAATAAAACAGTAATAAATTAGGCACGGGGAAAGTGAACTATGCCAAGTAAGGATTTTAAGGTCAAAAACGGCCTAGAGGTAGGACAAGATATTGTCGTACGAGGTGAATTAAAATCAGTTAAAGCTGATGGCAGTGTAATTACCATTGTAGATACGAATGGTGTAGTAGCTGCAGCTGGAGCCGGATTTGATTCCGCTGGTGTACTTGATATAGTACAAGCAAATTCAATAGACTCTGCTAGAGGCATTCCTCTAATAAGAACATCTATAAGTTTAGGTTCCGCGGGAACTCAAGCATATGACAATTCTACCGGGGTTTTAACGATACCGGGAACAACAGATCATATTACTGAGGGAACTAATCTATATTACACAGATGCAAGAGCTGACGCGAGAGCTCAACTTAAGATTGATGCATTAGTAGACGCAGCACCCGGAACACTTGATACCTTAAACGAACTTGCCGCAGCTCTTGGAGATGATGCTAACTTTAGTACAACGGTAACTAATAGTATTGCCACTAAACTACCTACTGTTACGGAAGTAACTGTTACTGTAGCAAGCGGTACTAATGAGTATGGAACCGGTAATAAATATTATTTCAACGGTGCAGTTAGCCCAGTTCTTCATTTACAGCCGGGTAGAACTTATAGGTTTGATCAATCGGATTCGAGTAACTCTGGTCATCCTTTAAGATTTTCTACAAATGCAGACAACAGTCCAAGTGCAACTTATTCAACAGGCGTTACAGTTGCTGGAACACCGGGTAGCTCAGGTGCTTACACAGAAATAGCTGTTACTTTCGCAACTCCAAGATTACATTATTACTGTACAAATCATAGTGGTATGGGTGGTTCTGGTCCAGATTATTCTGTAAATTTTGACGGTGCTTTCAGTTCATTAACCGGAACACCGACTACGATTTCTGGATATGGTATCACTGATGCGTTTGACGGTGCTTTCAGTTCATTAACCGGAACACCGACTACGATTTCTGGATATGGTATCACTGATGCTCAGGCCACATTGGTTTCAGGCACAAATATTAAAACCATTAATGGAAACACTCTCTTAGGGTCTGGTGATTTAGTTATTAGTGGAGGAGGTGGATCCGGTGCTGTAGATTCTGCTCAGACTATTTCACTTGCAAGAGGTTCAATTTCGGTTATTACTGGATCTGCTTCAAGCGGTGGATCCCTTTCTTATGATAACTCAACAGGCGTTCTAACGTTTAATCCTGCAGACCTAAGTTCAGGTGGAGGCGGGGGATCTTCAGCTTCAACAACTTTTAGAGAATTCTTATTCGTAGCTGATTCTGGTCAAACAACGTTTAGTGGAAATGACGAAAGAGGCAATACGCTTTTAATCAATGACAGCGCTCTTATCGTAACACTAAATGGTATTATGCTTTCCACACCACAGGACTATACTTTTAGTGCTTCTACAAACAATATTACTCTTACTGCCGGAGCAGATTCAGCAGATGAACTTCTTGTTAATATCCTACCTCAAGGAGGCAGTGGTCTAGATTCAGCAGGTGTTATTCAACTCATTGACTCAGCGTACATTGCTGCTAGGACAACGGCTGGAACTGATTCTGCCGCTATATTAAACTTAATTGACTCAGCATACATTGCTGCTAGAAGTGGGATTACATATGCTGAACCCAATATTATAGATTACGTATTCGTAGCTGATTCTGGTCAAACATCGTTTAGTGGAAATGATGTTAATAATAATGCTCTTACTATTGATGATAGCAACTTCTCGGTCTTTATCAATGGTATTAGACTTCTAAAAACTGACTATACGTTTAATTCATCTTCTAATATTATTACACTTGATTCATCAGCAGCTTTAGATGATGAAGTGGTTATTAATACTATCGTCGGAGATCGTATTACTACTACTATTGATGCAGATTACATCGCTGCAAGAATACCAGCTCAATTAGCTTTTGATGGAATGAGACACTTTGAGTATACTACTGATTCTGGTCAAACAGTATTTAGTGGAGCTGATAGTTATGGAAATCAGTTGTTCTTTAGTCACAATAATGCTCAAGTATTTTTAAACGGTATAGCGCTATCACCTTCTGATTACACACTTAACGATACCGCAAACACAATAACTCTTGATCAAGCAGCCCCAACGAATTCAGAGCTACGAGTTTCAGTGATGAATATTGGAAATGCTTCTGTTGAAAGATTTAAAGCTTGGACAGAGGTTAATACTTCACCGACTACTTTGGTCGCAAAAGAAAGAAGAATAGTTGATACTAGTGGAGGTCCTATACAATTAAACTTACCAGCCCTGGCAAACATTGGTGATGAAGTCAGAATTATTGATGGAACGGGTAACGCTTCAACCAACAATATAACTATAAATAGAAACGGACATAATATTGAGGGTGCGGCTGATAATATTATAGTAGATGTGGATAGAGCAGGATTTGGTCTAGTATACTATAATTCTACTCAAGGATGGATTATAACCGAGAGATAAATAAAATAACTTTGAACTGTTTGTCATGAAAGTCATAAAAAATGGAGAGGAACTATTATGGCAGCAGCAAAAACACTCACGGCCGATTCTAAGTACGCAGCACTTGATGTGGACGGAGACGGCATTATAACGGATGAAGAAATGGCGAGAGCAAAAGAAATTGCGGAATTTGAACATACTATTGAAATGAGAAGAAACGAAGACGCAAAGGAAGACCAGATTCGTAAGATGGCTTGGTTTGCGCTTTGGGGAATGCTTCTTTATC